ATGGTAAACAAAATTAAAAGTTTGGGCGGTGTGATAGGTTTATCCTATCGGGTTTCTTTTGTAGCGGGGGTTACAAAATAATGGCTAAAAGATCTGCATTACAGAAAATAGATGACCATGAAAAACTGTGTCGTATTATGCAGAAACAAACTTTTGAACAAATCAAAGAAGTTAAAGAACGTTTAGCACGTATGGAGAAGATGATAATAGGAGGAGCATTTGGAATATGTATTGCACTCTTATTAAACATGCTTAAATAAAAATGGAACTATCTCGTAATTTTACACTTCAAGAATTAATTAAATCAGACACAGCTATCCGTTTGGATATCAATAACAATCCTAACTCAGGTCAGATAGAAAAACTAAAAGCACTTTGTGAAAATATTTTACAGCCGGTACGTGATCACTTCGGTAGAGTAAAGGTAACGTCAGGGTTCCGTAGCGAGCAGCTGTGCCTAAAAATAGGTAGCTCGATCAACAGCCAACATGCAAAAGCTGAGGCCGCAGACTTCGAATGTATGGGAACTGACAATGCTGAATTAGCTGATTGGATTTATGCATGAACCTAGAATTTGATCAATTGATACTCGAGTTCTACACGCCAGGCGAACCCAACTCGGGATGGATACACTGTAGTTACACTACAGACAAACCTAGAAAACAATTTTTGTGGGCTTACAAATCAGAAGGTAAGACTAAATACAAACCTGTAATTGGAAAAGCTAGAGATTTAGTTTAGATCCATTCTTTTAAATCTTCACCCATGACTTCAGATGCAATATTTATTTTATCTCTTAAAGCCTTCACAATCTTCTCGTCAACGGTGTCCTCGGAAATCAAATCGATATAAGTCACTGTTTTCTTTTGTCCTATTCTGTGTGCTCTGTCTTCTGACTGTAGTCTCTTTTCTAGATCATAACTATTAGAATAATATATAACAGTATTAGCTTGTGTAAGTGTAATACCATAACCACCTGTTTGAGGTGTACCAATAATAAATCTACACTCTGGATCGTTTTGAAACTTACGAATATTATCTTGTCTATCTTCTTGTGGTGTCAAACCATAATAGTGAACAAATGAATTAGCACCATACTTTTTAGTTAACGCTTTCATTATATCACTTACACTTGTTTGATAGTTGGCCCATATAATAACTTTACCATCTGTGTCTTCTAAAATAGACATTAATTCATTAAGTCTATTACTTTCAACTGCTTGTACAGTTCCATCGTCAGCAGTTACATAACCACATGTAATTTGATGTAGTCTCATAAGTTGTGTTAACACAGTCATGGTAGTTGTAACTTTACCATTAAGTACAGCCATTGCTGCTTTCTTCATCTGTTCGTAAACTTTCTTTTGATCAGGCGTCAGTGCTACGTGTCGTTTGATAAATACTTTAGGGGGTAAGTCTAAGCAATCTTCTTTCAATACTCTGTATGAAAATTGTTTTACTGTATCCGATAACTCACCTAAGTTTTGAAACTTATCTACTACCTGGATAGAACGTCCGTGTACATGCATCGTTTTCATTTCAGCATATCTATTACGAAACGCGTAGTAAGAACTAAAGTCCAATAACCACGGATCAAGGAACTCACACTGCGTATACAAATCTAAAGGATTCTTTGTAATAGGAGAACCGGTCATGATTCTTTTATACTTAGCATGCTGACCAATACCTATAATGTTTTTAGTTCTTTTAGCAGTGGGTGTTTTGATTGTAGTAGACTCATCAATAGCCATTAAAGCTTTGTGTGAGTTAATAAATTTATTTGCAAACTTAACACCTTTGTCTGTTGACAATGCTTCAACATTCATAACTAAAATATGTAATGCACTTTCTATTTCAAACAAAGATTCTAATTTTTCTTGTTGTGTTTTTGTAATATTAGGTTGCCACAATATAGACACATTTTCTATATGATCAGGTAAGTGTGTAGGTAGTTCTTGTTCGTACCAAGTTTTAACAACACCTTTTGGTGCAACGATTAACACACCATCAATCTTGCCTTTGTCATATAACATAGCAACATTATCTATTAACACTTTTGTTTTGCCTGTACCCATTTCCATAAAGTATGCAAAGTTTTCTTTGTTCCAAGATTTTTCCAACGCAGTTAATTGATGTGCGTATGGTTTAGTTTTAAATTTATAATTCATAATTTATTTTCTTCTTTCTAGTTGACAAATATATAAACATGTTTATATTGCTTGTCAATGTCAGAAAGCAATAAAAAAACTACAGTGTATGTAGTACAAGAAATAGCAGGAACTAGATTTAATAGTCCTAAAATAAATATTACGGGTGCATTAGAATATGGTGACTTTAAATTTTTGTTACCAGAATTATCACAGCTTATGTGGTCTCCTGGTCCTTTAATATTTCAATTAAGAAAACTTTTAAAAGACTACACACCAGATGATTATTTATTATTAGTTGGTGATCCTGCAATCATTGGAGTTGCATGCTCTATTGTTTCTGATATTACAAATGGTAAATACAAATTAATTAAATGGGATAGACAAGAAAGAAAATACTATCCTATAGAAATAAATTTATACGAGAAAGGAAAGATAGATGACAATTAATTTTGAACAAGACCAACAAGATGCAATGAAGAAAACTGAAAACATTCAGTCTCTTGCAGATCAAGTAGAAATGTTAGAGGGTTTACACAAAAGAATAGAAGCAAGTGAAACAACATTAAAGATTTAAAAAAAGAATACCAACGTATATCAGGTGAGGTTATACCAACCATGATGAGCGAGATGGGTTTAGCAGAATTAAAACTTCAAGATGGATCACATCTTAAAGTTTCAACGTCGTATCGTGCTACTATTACAGAAGCAAATAAAGAAGCGGCGTTTAACTGGCTTCGGGACAATGGACTAGGTGATATTATTAAGAACGAGATCTTGGTATCATTTGGTCGTAACGAGGATAACAAGGCAGCATCATATGCTGAACTTGCGAAGGGTCAAGGGTTTCAACCGACACAAAAGATGAAGGTTGAGCCCATGACTCTGAAAGCGCTAGTCCGTGAGCGTATTGAGGCAGGTAAAGAAATGCCAACGGAAATCTTTGGGGTATTCTCAGAGAATAAGACAACAATAAAAAGGAACAAATAAACATGAACCAAGTAGCAGAAAAAAAGAATAGCGCATTAGCAACATTTGATATGGAAGCTGATGCAGCACAAGGCGCTCAGAATATATCGCAAGAAGATCTTGCGTTACCATTCTTAAAAATTTTGGGCCAACTATCACCAGAAGTAAACAAGCGTGATGGTAAATATGTCGAGGGTGCAGAACCTGGCAAAATAATAAATACTGTAACTAATGAACTGTATGACACTATACAAGTTGTACCGGCTCATTACAAAAGACAGTACATCGAATGGCAAGACAGAGGTACCAGTACAGGTGCACCTGTTGCAATTCACGATGCAGATAGTGATATTGTAAGTCAGACGACTAGAGGTAAGGATTATAAAGACAGATTACCAAATGGTAATTATCTGGATAATACTGCTAGTCATTTTGTATTGACTCTTGGAGACAACCCACAGACAGCTTTGATTTCTATGAAGTCTACTCAACTTAAAGTTAGTAGAAAGTGGAACTCAATGATGATGGGTATCAAGATGCAAGGTAAAAACGGTTTATTCACACCGCCTACTTATAGCCACATTTACAATCTATCTACCGTTCAGATGTCTAATGACAAAGGAACATGGTTTGGTTGGGATGTATCTAAAGTTGGTCCTGTAACAGACAAAGCTATATATGATATGGCTAAGTCATTTGCAGAATCAGTTGGTAAGGGTGAAATCCAAGCGAAGCACGGATCAGAAGAAACTACAAAAGGTTCTTCAAACTACTAACCAGTATCCTAGGTAGTGGGCGTCTAAGCGAGAGTGGAAACGCCCACTTTTATTTTGTATGATAGAAAGATTTAAAAATATATTTTATGGATTAGACCGTGCACATGGTGTCACTTTAGTTGGTGAATCAAATGGTGACGGCAACAAGATTAAAGGTAAATCGTTTGTTAAACGAGAACCAGTCACAGATGAGTTGTGGCAAAAGCATTTAGATGGTGCTGACAGTTTAGGTATTATACCAATCAATGATGACAACAAATGTAAGTGGGGATGTATAGACATTGACTCATACGCAGAGTTTGATCACAAACAATTAATAAATAAAATAAAACAATTTCAATTACCATTGGTCGTATGTAGATCAAAGTCTGGTGGTGCTCATGTATTTTTATTTACAGAAGATTATGTATCAGCAGGTTTGATGCAAGATAAATTAAATGAGATTAGATCTGTATTAGGTTATGGTGGATCAGAAGTATTTCCAAAACAAAGAGAATTAAAATCAAAAGATGATACAGGAAACTTTTTAAATTTACCATACTTTAATTGTGGTCAGACAACAAGATACGCCTTTATGGAAGATGGTGAAGCTGCTAGTATAGATGCTTTTTTTGAACTCTACGAAAGACATAAACAACAAGACATCAGCAAGATAGAAATTAAAAGACCAGAGACACCATACTCTGATGGACCACCATGTATAGAACTTATGGCACAAAATAAAATTGGTGAAGGTGGTAGAAACAATGCACTATTTCATTATGGTGTGTATGCAAAATCTAAATGGCCAGACAATTGGAAAACAAAAGTAATGATCTTCAATGAGACTGCAATGCAGCAACCATTGTCAGATACAGAAGTACAAATAATTATAAAACAACATGATAAAAAAGAGTGGGGTTACAAATGTAATGACCAACCTATGTGTAGTTTGTGTGATAAAAAATTATGTAGATCTAGAAAGTTTGGTATAGGTCAAGAGATAATATTTCCAAGTCTAACAGATTTACAAGTAGTTAACCTGGAAGAACCTTACTACTACATGAATGTAGATGGAGATAGATTGTATCTAGACTCAGCAAAACATTTAGCTAATCAAACTTTGTTTCAAGAAGAATGTATAAAACAATTAAGAATAAATCCACCAACACTAAAGACAGGTGATTGGAAAAAAATTACTACTGTATTATTAAGTGGTGCAGAGATTACAGAACCTGCAGAAGGTACAAGTACAAAAGATATATTAAATAATTACTTGGAAGATTATTGTGTAAACAGAATACAAAAAGACGATTACGAAGACTTACGTAATGGTGGTACTTATACTAAAGATGGCTTTCATCACTTTGTATTTGATAACTTCTTTAACAATTATCTATCAAGAAAACATTGGAGAGTTCCATATCAAAGAACATCACAGATGTTAAAAGATGATCTAAACTGTACAACTAAACGTGTAGGTAAAACAAAACTATCTGTATTTGTTGTAGCTAGGTTTGATAAGAAAACAGAAACATACAAACCAAAAACATTTAAGAAAGAAAACTACTAATGCGTCACATAATTTATGGACCACCAGGTACAGGTAAAACACATACATTACTAGGACACATAGAAAAGTTTCTAGCTAACACACCACCAGATAAGATTGGTTATTTTACATTTAGTAAGAACGCTGCACAAGAAGGTAAACAAAGAGCAGTAGATAAATTTAAATTATCTTATAATGATGTACCATACTTTCAAACACTACATTCATTTTGTTTTAATCAACTTGGTATAAATAGAAACCAGGTAATGCAACCAAAGCATTACAAAGAATTATCAGAGAAGATGCAAATAGAATTAGAAGGTGCAAGACAAGACGAAGACTATGAAGGTATATTTTATTCTCCAGATCCATACATACAATTAATAAACTTAGCACGATCAAAAGAGATGGACCCAATAAAATTTTATCATTTGAATAACAACTCAAAGATACAATTAAGTAAATTAGAAATTATAGTTGAAGAGTTAGAGAACTATAAAGAACAGAATGGTTTGATTGACTTTCCAGATATGCTAGATAAATTTATAGCGAGTGGTGAATCACCAAGTCTAAGAGTTATGTTTGTAGATGAAGCACAAGATTTAAGTTTGATACAATGGAGATTAGTTAAAAAGATAGAACAGAAAGCACAAGACTCATACATATCAGGTGACGATGACCAGGCTATATACAGATGGAATGGTGCACATGTAAGTACATTTATAAATTTAGAAGGTGATAGAACTGTACTAGACCAATCACAAAGGGTACCACAAATACCTTTTGAATTAGCAAACAAGATAATAAAAAAAGTACACAACAGAGTAGAAAAAGAATGGCTACCAAAAGAAGAAGAAGGATCTGTTTCTTACTGTAGCAATCTTCACGAAGTAGATTTCTCACGTGGTAAATGGTTAGTGTTAGCACAAGCTAACTATATGTTAGCAGGTATTGGAAACATATTAGATGAAAAAGAATTGTATTGGCAAAGAAGAAATGCTGTACCGAGAGTAAAAAATATTTATGAAATTATATTGAAATGGAATGACTTACGAAAAGGTATACCTTTACATTACAATGATGTTAAGAAGATCGCTGCAAAGATGACCAAAGATAATTGGGATCCAAAGTTATTTAAAACAATAATCAAAGATGGTTTCTATGACATAGATACTTTGAAAGAGAAGTATGGACTTAACACAGAATCTGAATGGGACGAAGCATTAAATGAAATAGGTGATGAAGATATAAAGAAGATAAAAAAATTAATTAAGTCAGGAGAGAACTTAGACAAGAATCCTAGAATTAGTATTTCTACAATACATGGCGTCAAAGGTAATGAACGAGAGAATGTAGTTGTAATAACAGACTTGGCTGGTGCAGCATTTATTGATTATGAAAAAGATCCAGATGATACACACAGATTATTTTATGTTGCCTGCACAAGAACAGAAAAAAACTTATACATAATAGAACCACAAACTAAAAAGGCATACAATCTATGACGAACAAAGATATATTTAAGGATGCATTTCCTCAAGATAAACAAATTGGAGGATCCCACTACAAGGACTTTCACATTCAACCCTACGAATTTATTTCAAAGAATGATTTATCATTCTTTCAGGGCAACGTTGTGAAATATGTTTGTAGATATTTACACAAAAATGGTGTAGAAGATCTGGAGAAGATTAAACACTATTGTGATTTAGAAATTAAGAAATTGAAAGATATGAAAAATGCCAAGAGCAAGTAAGATTGTAAAAACTATTAGCATTAATAAAAAATATAAATTTAATCTAGAAATTTATCTAGGACTAGAAGACAAATTCTCATGGGAGATATTTCCTCATGACTATAACGCGGCTTTATATGCATTTAGCAATAAGGATAAACTTAATAAGACTATAGAGAGTAAACATATCTATGAACCAAAACAAACCAATATTTAAACCACAGACAGAGTGGCTACCACCAGAATCTTTTCCAGACTTATCTAAGTATGATGAGATTGCAATTGACTTAGAGACTAAGGACCCAGATTTAAAATCTACAGGTTCAGGTTCAGTCATTGGTAATGGTGCAGTAGTTGGAATAGCTGTAGCTGTAGAAGGTTGGTCTGGATATTATCCTATCGCACATGAAGGTGGTGGTAACATGGATAAGAATATGGTCATAAAATGGTTTACCGATGTACTAAAAACACCTGCAATTAAGATATTTCACAATGCAATGTACGATGTATGTTGGATTAGGTCTATGGGCCTTAAAATAGAGGGTAGAATAGTAGATACCATGATTGCTGGCTCTCTCGTGGACGAGAATCGCTTTCGATACGATTTAGGTAGTTTGGGTCGTGATTACGTCGGAATCGGCAAAAATGAGGCTGTATTGAAGGAAACTGCAGCGCATTGGGGCATCGATCACAAGGCAGAGATGTATAAACTACCTGCGATGTATGTTGGCGAGTATGCAGAGCAAGATGCGGTTCTAACTCTAAAATTATGGCAAGAGATGAAGAAACAAATCGAACATGAAGATGTACAATCTATCTTCGACCTTGAGACAGAACTATTTCCTTGCCTCGTTGATATGAGATTCTTAGGTGTGCGTGTAGATACAGAAGCAGCTCACCAATTGAAGAAAAAATTAGTTGGAGAAGAAGAGTTAGCATTACTAAAAGTAAAAAAAGAAACAGGAATAGACATTCAGATATGGGCTGCAAGATCAATTGCCAAAGTTTTTGAAAAACTAAACTTACCTTATGACGTAACTGCGAAAACACAAGCACCATCCTTTACTAAAAATTTTTTACAGAACCATCCAAATCCGATCGTTCAACAAATTGCACGTGCAAGAGAGATTAATAAATCACACACAACTTTTATTGATACCATATTAAAGCATTCACATAAAGGTAGAATACATGCTGAGATCAATCAGATTAGATCCGATCAAGGTGGTACAGTGACAGGACGTTTCAGTTACAACAATCCAAACTTACAGCAGATACCAGCACGGAACAAGGAACTTGGACCACTGATCAGAAGTTTGTTTATACCTGAAGAAGGATGTAGCTGGGGTTGCTTTGACTACTCACAACAAGAGCCACGACTTGTTACACACTATGCAGCATTAGATGGACTCTATGGTGTAGAAGAAGTTCTTGATGCATACAACGATGAACCGGATACAGACTTTCATAGAATTGTTGCTGACATGGCAAACATACCTAGATCACAGGCCAAGACAATTAACCTTGGTTTGTTTTATGGTATGGGTAAAAACAAATTACAAGCAGAGCTAGGTGTATCTAAAGAGAACGCTGAAGATCTATTTAGAACGTACCATGACAAAGTCCCTTTTGTTAAAATGTTAATGGAAAGTGTAATGCGTAGAGCACAGGACAGAGGTCGAGTTAGAACTTTACTAGGTCGAAGATGTAGATTTAATTTATGGGAGCCCAACCAGTTCGGGATACATAAAGCATTGCCTCACGAAGAAGCGCTCACGGAACACGGACCAGGGATCAAGAGAGCTTATACATACAAAGCACTCAATAAACTTATACAAGGATCAGCCGCAGACATGACTAAAAAAGCTATGGTTGATCTGTACAAAGAAGGTATCGTACCGCATATACAAGTACATGATGAACTTGATATATCGGTCGATGGTAATGCAGATAAAATAAAAGAGATTATGGAATCTGCAGTTGAACTAGAAGTACCAAACAAAGTGGACTATGAATCTGGACCAAATTGGGGTACAATTAAATGAGGATAAACTATGGCATATTTAAACGCAAACATACCACCAACCTATGCACAAATAAGAAAGGAGTATCTGTATGATCTTAAAAAACATAAGGGAGAAGTTGCTGACTGCATTATCTTTGGTCTTAGCGCTCTTACAGGTCGTGCTATATTATTTCATGCTATTATGGAAAACGGTGCAATATTTTATCGCCTACCAATTAGCGCGTTTATTCAACAGGGATTTGATGCATCCGGAGTGCCCTCAAGACGACTTGATGAACTACAGCTCTGGAATTGTTTTTCTTATTATCCTGCTGTTCATCGTTGGGATATACTAGACGGACAAGCCGGTAAGTATATAGGAAAAGATAAGAAATGGCACCCTGGAAAATATTTATTTACAGTTGACTTTGCACATCCAGAGTCTAATATACTTGACACTGATCATTCAGAGATTCCGCACGAACACAAGTGCGCTCACATAATTGCACTAGATGATGGTAATTATGCAGCACAACCTAACAATAGATGTATATGGGACATACCTTCTTTTACAGTAAAAGATGATATTCCCGATTGGAAAGTGCAGACTTCTGAGTGGAATGTAGAAGATAGTAGAGCATGGCGGACAGAAGATACCGACAAGTTCTTCTATGAAATCGAGGAGAAAAAAAATGATTGATAAAATGAAAAGTAAAGCTATGCATTACTGGTCAGACCACAAGATTGAATGTCTTGTATTCGTTGTACTTATTGTAGCTTACGTATTAAAGTAATGATTATGGAGTATGCTAGGATGGATTATAGATTCACAGCAATGTTAATTATTGCTCTTTGTCTCCTAGCATTCTTCGGAGGTCCCAATGTCCAATAAACCACTCAATATCGGAGAAGAGGCACGAGTGCAGATGCCGATGAAGACGGTAGCTAGCCTGATCGTGCTCGTCGCAATGGGCGTGTTCGCTTATACGGAGCTGACTGCGAGGTTGGTATCGTTAGAGACATCACGTGAGTTGTTTGAAAATGATTTGTTAAAGAAAAGTCAGAACAAGTGCCCACGGACCAGGAACAACATTTTTTAATCGAGGATTTTATAAGTCCGTCGAGAAAATGGAAGAGACTCAAGAGATGAACATGACAAACAAAGTTAATATAGAATTTTTAAGAGAACAATTAGATAAAGCACTAGCAGATATCGAAGTGTTAAAAGATAAGGTAAGACAAAACGGAGGTCATTAATGGAGTTAGTTGTAGCCCTACTTATGATTGTAAACGGAGAGATCAAAGAACACAGAATTCAAATTGATCCTGAGACAGGTAAACATTCAATGTCAATGTGCTTGAAAGGCAAGAGAGTTGCAATGAGATCGAATAAAAATAATAATGTTATTTATCAATGTATCAAGTCGATGGCCGAGCTCGAGTCGAACGTAGACGGATCAAAGTCAATTAAAAAATTAATATTAGAATAATGAAGAAAAATTGTAAACAGTGTAAAAAAGAATTTGAAGCTAAAGATGAATTAGATATGTTTTGCAGCGATGACTGCAAACAAGACGCTCTCGCAGACCTTGACAATGACAGCGATGAGTGTTTAAGTTGTCAATAATGAAAATACAGACAGAAGTTGTTAATGGACAATGTCCAACATGTGATGAGTTTACTATGTTAGTTGGAATTACAAATCAATTATATAGATGTATGAATTGTGGTTCTGATTTAGAACAACATGTTAATGGTAAAATAGTTTATCTACCACATATTACTAGACCAAAAGATGCAGACTCCTTTTGTAAAAGAATGGAAAGATGGCTAGACAAAGTTTTAAGTTCTTTACACCCCGTGATAAACCTAAGAAACGTGGACCACGGCAACATAAAAAAAATAAAAATAAGTCAGAAAAACGTCAAAAAAAACAGACTCGTTACAAAGGACAGGGTTGACATTATCCTAAAATATCCTACATTGTAGGTATGAAAGAAAAAACAATAACAATTACAGTAGATGGTACTAATCCTGGTCAATGGTCTAACCTTTTACTGGAACTAAATATAATGAAAAAAGCATGGAGACCTTTTGGGGTCAACATAAATTTGAAAGCACCAGGTATCAAAAATATAATAGAGTGGGGCAACAAGACAGGAGAGTATGTCAGACCTAATCGAAAAAAAAAATAATGGAACTAATAATACAAAACGACGGATTGTATCAGTTAGTAGTTGTCACAAAAGAGATGACGGAACATATCTCATTATTGGCAGAAGTAGACTGCATGGATCTGTGCGAGATACTAAGACTAAAACTAACAAGCTACGTAGATAGTTTAAATCTACATGTAATGAATGATGGCAGCGGTAATTTTTACGGCTGCATCTGTAAATAAACCTATCCCTAAAGAGGGGAAATAATGTGGGATAGGTTATGGTGAGAAGATTCTTAACCCACTAACATAATTAAATTACCTTGTCAACTTTACACGAAAATTTTGTATAAATTTCTATACTGTTGACCCATTCTGGATCAAATTCTGTAATTATTCTGTGTGAATAACTATAACCATAAACTATACAGTCATAATAATTATCAAATAATTTTTCTTTGGTGGGTATAACTTTACATTCATTTTGTGCTACCCCTGAACACAAAACCATTAATAAAATAAATTTTGTCATTGACAATCCTATAATATCACTTATATATTAGGTCTTAACATGAAAGGAAGTAAACATGACAGACATGACTAAATACAAGAACGTTTCTTTAACTAAAGAAACATACGCTACTTTAGATAAGTTATCAAAGATAATATTGCCCGATGCGAAACTAAGCGTAGCAAAGACAATTGAAGCAATAGCAAACGAGAAAGCGAAGAAATTAAATGGCAAGTTCAAAAAAAGTTAAGAAAGTCTACATATGTCCTACCTGTAAAGGTAATGGCTATGTAAAGGTCGCATGCATTATGGAGAAAGAAGACATGATTCATCAATGCTGGGACTGTGACTCTCAAGGAGAACTTTATGACTACGGTGATGAGGACTTTTCAGATCTTGAGGGAGAAGGGATGTCAATACATTAATGGAAGATGTTGACAAAGCTTATATCGCAGGTTTGTTTGATGGTGAAGGATCAATTCATATTAAACGTGGGGTAGAGAAGAAAAAGAAACACAAGGGTAAACCTGGATATCGGTTATCTAATTCTATGCGTATCAGTATGGAAATCACGATGACCGATAGATCAGTTTTGATTTGGGTTCATGAGGTTTTAGGTGTTGGGACACTAACTCCTAAGAAAGTAAAAGGTAATAGAAGCGATGGCACGCCGTATTTAAAACAATATAGGTGGAGATGTACATTTAGAGATGCATACCATGTGTGCTGTCTTCTATGGCCGTTTGCGCATACTAAATTACCTAAGATACAAGAGGTGATAGATCACTATACAACTAAAGCATTTAAGGATAATGTAATATCTTTAGATGAATATAAACAAATAAGAAACGATGTTCGATAAATATATTTATAATTTTTTATACTTTGTAAACCATGTATCAACTAAATTGTTAGTTGGTCATGGTGTAAGTTATATTCAGATAGGAGAAAAGGCTATGGCTACAAAAGAAAAAGGTAGAACGTTTGATGGTATTACAAGACCATCGAATGATTTATACAGAGAAAATTTTAATAAAATATTTGGTAAAAAAGAAAAAACTACTTCAGAATTACTTAGAGAAGGTTATGAGGAAGAGAAGAGGATGTTAGAGAATGAAGAAGAGTAATAAATACAATTATTTAGAAGGAAAACAAATCACGGATCCTGATACAGGAAAACGTGTCTATGAGATAAGTTCTTATAGACTTCCAAGTGTTACTACTATATTAGGGGCTACCAAAAATACAGAATTTTTAACCAAATGGAAGGCCAAAGTCGGTGAAGAAAACGCAGAGCGAATCAAGAATGTTTCTAGTGCACGGGGGACCAGTATGCATAAATTCCTCGAGTCATTTATTACCGATGTTGGTTACGATGATCTTACAGAACTCGGACAGGCGGCGTTGCCCATGGCCAAAAAAATTATGGAGATCGGTCTTGCGCCGGTGGAAGAGTATTATGGTTCCGAAGTTACGTTACACTATCCGGGCCTATACGCAGGCCAAACAGACCTTGTCTGTAATCATAATGGTATGGAAACTGTCGTTGACTTCAAGCAAGCTAACCGTCCGAAAAAGAAAGAATGGATCGAAGATTATTATTTGCAAATTGCAGCATACGCCATGGCACACGACTATGTATACGGCTCAGAGATTAAACAAGGAGTTATCATGGTATGCACGCCTGACCTATATTACCAAGAATTTAAGGTAGAAGGACCAGAACTTAGACGCTGGAAGCATGAATTCTTGAAACGTTTAGATATGTTTCATGAACTACAACACGACGAGAAAGAGAGAACAACACCAATGAAAGCGGAGGATTTTAATGACGGATCAAACGAGATGGGGAATAGACCAAGTTCAAGTAAAGAATAAGGCTATAAAATACCAAAAGGACCTAGTTTCAAGCGCCATGGCCCATGTGGTCAAGATGGACGAATCAGGGATCACGGACCTGATGTTGCAGATTGAGGCGGAATATGAGCGTAAATATGGCGACAATGTGGCAAGAAGTACACAAAAACCGTACTATAGTATTCTGTGACAGATTTTATTTTTTTTTTATTTTTTCTCTGGATAATGTGTACCAAGTGTACTTTTGGTCTAGAAGTGTTGGTATATATGACTTTAGGGTGGACACTTTTTGGTACACTTTTTATTTTATTTAGAGATAAAGTGTACTATCAAATTTCGGTCCACGCGCGCGAATGTGTTTTTTAAAATAAAAAATCTGTGGTAGAATACTATAGAAGGAATTAAACCTATGCCAAAAAAGAAATCTAGAAGAATAAATAGCTACAACAAACCCAAGCTGGTCAAGCAAGCAGTCAAGTTTCCATATAAGCGTGTGCGTATCGATTGGATTGACATCATCACTGAAGGCGGCTGGGGTAGTGTTAAAGAGTTTAAAGATATGAAACTAGCAACACCGGTAAGTGAAGGGTTGGTTGTTTAGCAAAGATAAAGATACTGTAAGAATATTTGCAGGCTATGATGTAGATGATGATGGTTCTATTTCGTTTTCGGAGAGGTCGGTATTTCCAACTTCTTGTGTGAAGAAGATAACTCGGATTCATTAGGTGTTACATCTATCAGAGACCCGTAGTCGTCTAAGATTTGTTTCATTTTTGCTTCTAACTCTTGTTCTGACATGTCTTCTAGTTTCCCAGTTTTTATTATTTTTCTGTCTATGTATAGTCCTGCTGCCTTTCCTCGGTTTGCTTCAGCATTTACCGCAGATGAGAAAGAACCTTTCTTCAAAGCAGCCTCTCTGAGTCTTGCAAGTTCAGCCAGGTGTCCTTCATAAGTCACTTCATGTTTTCTTAATCTTTCTTCTTTTAGTTCACCAATATATTTTACAACAAGTGGTGAGTATTTTGGATTAGTTAGTTCTGATCCTTCTCGCATTGCTCTATCCTTACTGTACCCAGCAGCGATAGCAGCTTCACGTTTAGTCATTGGTCCTTCCGGTCCACCGAATACTAAGAACTCAGCGAATCGTTGTTGCATTTCTGTTAATCTTTTTGGTACACCCATGTTGACAATTTAAGGGAACTATCCTATAATGTCAAGAATGAAAGTACATAGAAATCAAGAAGAATTACAAGACACTATTGAAGGATATAAGACTTTAGTTGAAGAACAGAAGAAAGAAATCTTTGAATTAAAAAAAGTTGTATCTGAAAATGAAAAAAATAAAAATCTCTTGCAAGGTTATAAAAAAGTGATAGAGGATCTATCTATCAAGTTAAGAAAAAATTCATGAGAGTACAAGACTTGCAGTTGTATCTAAGCAACTTTACGAAAGGTAGCGACGCAGTAAAGAACGCCGTCATCTATGTAGAGATAAATGGAAAACTACATGCTATTCGAAGAATGGAAGTACATGAAAATGCTACTCCTATCATTGGTCAGCCTGGTCATAGTGCACACAGATTGGTTATGAAAACCGAGAAACCATCGAGTCTTATCTTACCTGAGAAGCTTCAACGGGACTACTAAATTCCCTTGAAACCAGAGGCCAAATTATATGCAAAAGTTAAAAAAATTATTAAAGATATTTCGTGGATTAGACTGGAAAATAATAGCTTACTTGGTACTCCCGATCTATTGGGGTATAATAATTCTGGGCACTTTTTCACTGTAGAATTAAAGGTCTGTAAGGGGAATAAAATAAGGTTCTCTCCACACCAAATAGCCTTCCATGTGAGGCATCCACACAATACATTTATCATAGCAGAGGCCCTTGGTCCAAGGTCCGAGAAACTTATTCATATGTACAGTGGTTCACGTATCATGGAGCTTGAAGCCTGTGGCTTGAAGCTTGATCCTTTATGCTTGGGGCTTGAAGCTTGTGGCTTGTGGCTTACTAAGCTTGGTGCTTGAAGCTTGCGGCTTGGAGCTTGATGCTTGTGGCTTGCTGCTTGCTTGAGGCTTTTGGCCCTGACCAGGTGCACGCTCGCTTGCAGCCGTCGCTTCAGCATTGCTAATGACCTGATCAGATTTATTACGTGCGGGTGAGCTGCCTGAACTTGTCAGGTCTTCTTTAACAGCGCTGGCCGGCGCTAACTCGTTTCCCGCGTCTCGTAATTCTTTATAATATTTTGGATGTTTAAATACAAACATTCTAGTGTTTACCATATTCAATATTTTTTACCAGCGGATCCCAACAAGCGCGACAGTCGCCGCATTCATTATTGTTGTCAGGGGCTGGACAGCTTCGACTCTTCGTCGAGACTGTCGACGTATTGGCCCAGCTCTTGACTGGTCCCTGGTCAATCATTGGTGATGAGAATCTTACAACTAAGTTTGCTGGCGCCTTGTGCATATGGTCCTTGATCCACGCTTCACGGGTTGGCATCCAGTGTCTTTTGCTGGGTGTTAGCTCACACACTTTGAAGATCTTCTCGAGATGGTCCACGTCCTGGACGTCGCCGCTGTCGTGCCATCTAAACACATCAGGCTTTTTGCTGTTGATTAGTGTTGCCATTGCTTCAACCCATTGCGGGTGAGCTATTGCCTTCAGGCGCTTGTATTGAGCGGCTTGTACAACAGCGAAAACATAACAACCTTTCTCAGCGTAACAGCCTGAACAAACTGAGTTAGGTATTAATTTTAATTTGTTGCCAGTCTTGCATTCAGCGCGGGTATACCAATTGCCCAGCCGGGCATCTTTGACGGTTTACTTAGCCCTCCAACCAGGGTCCATGCTTCTTTAGTATTCATAATTCTTTCTCCTTTAGTTTATAGGATACAATAACATTATAATTTAATCTTGTCAAGCTTGCGGCTTGTCGCTTGCAGCTTGAGGCTTGTCGCTTGTAGCTCGGTCCCTGGTCCTCGAGCCAGCGCGCATGCTGCAGGAAGACTCGGGCCATTGCTGGCCCTGGTCGTCTACTCATTTCAAGTATCCAATCTCTTTCAGGTAGTCATAGGCATCATCCATCGTGGATCTAAAATGCTCAGTCCTGTATTCAGCTGGACAGTCTTCGTCAGCCTGGCAGCACATAGCTGCCAGGTGAGCTGCAAGTTTTTTTTCTTTATCAGTCATCATCCTCTCTTCCATGTATCCGTTTTTTTAGATCTCTCCTGATCTTCCTTCACCAGCCGGAGGATCTCTTCCAGGGCGTTTGCTATTCTGTTCAGCTGCTCACCAGCTTCATATATTTTTATTTTACTCATATGTTTTTCCTTTCTAAATACATCCTACATTATCCTTGAGCCATTGTCAAGCGCTGCTTGCGGCTTGAGGCTTGGCGCTTTTTTCTCTTCTACTTTAGAATGATTTTTAGAATCATTCTAAAGTGGCAATTCATATTACCCGTTGCGCCTCCTGATCAGGGAACTCGGCGCACCATGGTGTTACACACATTGCTAGGTTGCCCATCATCGCTAACGTACAGGGAAATGCCAGAGGCAAGATTTGGTCGCTGGTGTACTCTTACTGATACTATTATTAGCAGGACCAGCATTAAGCTATAAACAACCTTGTCGAGAGCGTGCTCATACGACTGCATCTGAGGTTGCTGTGTCCAGCAAATAACAGGACCAGCAAATAATGATCAGTCACTATGCTACGCGGGGGGTAGAGACGCGTTTCAGTCACATTCGAGGATCCCTTTACGCGCCCACCGTGTTATAGTGTTTATCTCCACAGTCAATAATGACTGATCCCAGATCCAATCTCGGCAACGAAGCTCGTTACTTTGGTATCCAATTGGATCAGGGATCAGTAGCACTCAATGGCTCTCTTCCAGAGTGCTAATCATCCCACTTGTTTAGAGTGTCAACTTGGGGTGATGGTTATGATTCTAATTTTTTATCTGAACATAAACAAATAAAAAACATAATTAATATATAATCCTTGACTATCCTATTGTCAAGTAGTAAAACAAATTAAAATAAATTAAATATAGAAAGGTCAAAATGACAAAAATAAGAATGAATACAGAGTTGCGAAACAAACTCTTTAATAAAATAAAAAATGTCTTTGAGAATGAGGACACGCAAGAACGAGAGGCATTTCTTCAAGCAAGAGAAGATGTTGATATCAATATGAATGCAAGCACATAGACTTGCAAAGTTGATGTTGTTGAGAGAGCATATCCACCAGAAGATGTTTCAACTTTAAGAACTTTTAAAAAGAAATATGGCAACCTTGTGATGTTGTTGCAAAAGATAAATGTTTTTACTTTGCACACTCGAAGATTTAGATGATGAGGGCGAAACAAAAGAAACTAAATCACATTTTGATTTTGGTTTGTTTGGTAATCTAAATGGTAGTGAGTATAGTGATGAGGAGGGTAAAAAGTTTGCAGTTGCATATTTTAGAGAAGATTTAAAAGCTATGGATTGCAACCCAGATATCTATGCACAACAATCCGAGAACAAAGACAACCCACACAAAACAAAACATGTTGACGCGTGTATGAAAGCACTTGGATATAGTGGTCATAGTTATAATGGTAGTGATAATAATACAGGTATGGCAAAAACTTTTAATGACCAATACTATCTTGATGTCATTGGAACATCTTATTGCAGATCAAGAGCAATCGCATGTACTAAAGATGAGTATGACACAATTTGAAATGGCGAATTGCAAAAGGTAATCTAGTATCTAAACACCAAACATGGATTGATACAATTCAAAAACAATGCGATCAGTTAAAGATTGGATTGAAAGCATACAGATATCTTTCAGAGGGTATTGAACTTGCAACTGAACTTGGAATACAAGTTGATGAGGCAGAGTTAATTAGAACTAACTCAACAGGTTTGACAATCTATAATCCTAGCAACTTGGCTAGTATGATTAAAGGTATGAAGAACAAACATCAATCAAGAGAGGCGAAGATATTGGCTAGAAAAAAATATGAAGAAAGTCTAAATTAAAGTTTGACAATGTAAGGGATATCCTATAATATAGGATAGTCCTATAACTAGAAAGGTATAATATGACAAACAAAACATTTTACATAACTTATTGGGCTTCTAAACATAAGAAGCACATTACAAGAAAAGGCAAACATGACGACAAGTCAAGATATGGCACATCAAACAAGGTGTTCCTTACTATGTTTATTATGACTTAGATAGTCATGGTTACAGAACTGCAACTACATCATGGAAAGTGAGGCACTAATGTTATAAGCAATTTACTTTGCATTGCATTTTGCAATGGTATTTTTTAGGTGATAGTAATAGCCATGCATTTTGACATGACTATTGGTTTATTAATAGCAACTACATTTGGAGTTAAGTTTAGTTTCTTAAGAGAGATTTTAATGTTGGTTTAAAAGTATTGAAAGGAGTTAAGTTACTAATGCCAAATAAACATTTTTGCCAAGGACCAAGATGTCATGAACAAGTTACACAAGATAGATTTTTAAAATCTAGAGGTGTAATTCGTGGAAGATATGCATATGCAGATAGAGATAGAACACCTAATAATTGGGGTTGGACTCCAAATGGTTCTGATAAATTTATTTCTGTAGTCAATCATGTAAGTTTGATTGGTTAGTGATAACATGGAAAACATTGAACATGGTCGACCGATAGAGTTTATCAGACACAGACGAGAGAGCCAAGGTTATGCCAAGGTCAAGAATGATGAGTCTAGGTGGGGTCCAGAATATTCTATTCAAAGGGTTGACAATGGACAGAAATAGAGTAGGATAATCCTATTAACAAGAAAGGTATATATGACACAAACAAACACAGAAACAAAACAGAAGAACGTAAGAATAGATTCAATGGCGAGTCTATTATGTTAACTAAAGGAAGAAGCTATCATTCATGATAGATCTTTATCAATGAGTAGCAGCAACACTAGAGGACAAAGACAGCAGGTGTTGACGGTACGTCAAAGCTTTGGGACAAAGTACGTAAAGACTTAACTACTTCAGACAACATAATGCTGAAGCATACATGGTGTTACTAGACTAACACCAACCTTTCTGCCCTGGCGCTAACGCGCCAGGGCGCACACGTATCCGCTTCGCGGATCCCTATCCAATACCAACATTGCAACTAACGTCGACCCCATGCACCCTTTATATAAAAAGGGGTCCCACTACTCTAGGTTGTATTGCTTGATTTAGACAGTTTATGGTGGTAAAAACATTTTTAACACTTTATGGTGCAAAAAAATTATAAAAAAATTTTTTAAAAAATTTTATGAATTTGAATAACGTAGATATTAGTAAGCTACCTGCAGACGTCAGAAAGACATTTAAAAAACTGCAAGTCATGCATGCAGAGAAACAAATACAAGGTAAAGCCAGAGATGACTTTATGTCCTTTGTCAAATGTGTGTGGCCCGATTTTGTAGAAGGCTCTCACCACAGACACATAGCAAAAAAATTTAATCAACTTGCATCGGGAGAAATAAATCGACTGATAGTAAATATGCCTCCACGTCATACGAAATCAGAATTTGCAAGTTACTTGTTACCAGCGTGGATGGTGGGCCGTAACCCTAAGTTAAAAATAATCCAAGCAACTCACACAGGAGAACTAGCCGTACGATTTGGTCGTAAGGCTAAGACCTTGATTGATAGTGACGAGTATGGAAAAATATTTGAAACAAGACTAAGAGAAGATTCGCAAGCCGCTGGTAGGTGGGAAACAGCACAAGGTGGTGAGTATTTTGCAGCTGGTGTCGGCGGTGCAATAACCGGACGGGGTGCTGATCTTTTAATAATTGATGACCCACATTCTGAGCAAGATGCAATGAGTCCAACGGCCATGGAGTCTGCTTATGAATGGTACACATCAGGACCTAGGCAACGTTTACAACCTGGTGGTAAAATTGTTTTAGTTATGACGCGATGGTCTAATAAAGATTTGACAGGAAAATTAGTTGGTAACCAAAAAGAAGCTAAAGCTGATCAGTGGCACGTGGTCGAGTTTCCGGCAATCATGGACCACGGATCTAAAAAAGCTAAACCAGTTTGGCCTGAGTATTGGAAACTAGATGAGCTAGAAAAAGTCCAAGCAACACTGCCCACGGGCAAATGGAATGCACAGTGGATGCAAAACCCAACTTCAGATGAAGGTGCAATTATAAAACGTGAGTGGTGGAGAACTTGGGAACACGATTGGATACCAGAATTACATCACGTCATACAATCTTATGATACAGCATTTTTAAAAAAAGAAACTGCAGACTATTCTGCGATTACTACTTGGGGTGTATTTTACCCGGACCAAGACTCAGGGGCCAATCTTATGCTCCTTGATTCTATAAAAGGTAGATATGAGTTTCCTGAATTACGTAGACTTGCATTAGAGCAATATAAGTATTGGCAACCAGAATCTGTTATAGTTGAAGCAAAAGCATCAGGTTTACCACTAACATATGAGTTAGACAAATGGATATACCGGTTGTAAACTTTACCCCATCACGTGGAAACGATAAACATTCACGTGTAAATGCGGTTGCACCTTTGTTCGAATCTGGTATGATATGGGCACCAGAACAGAAATTTGCAGATGAAGTCATTGAAGAATGCGCTGCGTTTCCGTATGGCGATCATGACGACCTTGTAGATAGTACAACACAAGCGATTATGCGATTCAGGCAGGCAGGATTATTACAACACCCTGAAGACTATGTGGATGAACCACAAGAGCAACGTAAAAGGAATTACTATTAATGTTAAAATTTTTAATAGAAGCATTCAAAGCAAGTAAAGGCAGAATGCCTAACAATATGGAAATGATTCTGTTAAAACAGAAAGCAGCCAAACAATCTATTGATGAAAGAAAAGTTGTCAGTATGTTTGATCGTAGTGCTGTTAATCCTAATAAACCTATCCTAGGTGGTAAAAATATTCCAGAGACAGAAGAAGAGATCAGACAAAGACTTTTAAAAAATAATGAAAAAGGTCTTGCGTCTATGAAAAGTAATGAAGAAGAGGTCTTGCGTCTATGAAAAGTAAACTAGATGACCCAGAGAAAAAAGCAATGGTATCAAAACAGATGTATTATGGTGAAAATTTAATAAAAACAAAAAAAATAGAACCTGAACTTAAATACAGATTGGTTAAACTCAAATACAAGGAGATGCAAATATAATGTTTAAAAAACAATTGGTGCAGACGGCGGACGTATTGGCTACAAAACAGGTAAAAAAGGTGTTGAAGGTTTAATAGATTTAATAAGAAATAAATTTGGTAAGAAATCAATTACAACTGCAGACAAAGCACCTATCCCTCCAAAGACGCTAGAGCGTGATATGTTTAAAAAAGCAGATGAAAATTTTAAAAACAAAAGAATGTTAGACTGATGATGAGTATCAAGATTTCTTAGATGAAGTAGGTGGTGCGGATCAATTAGAAGCATACGACTTTGATGGTACAGTTGGAGATGCTAAAAGAATTATAAAAGAACAAAAACGATATATGGATGATATGGAACTAGAATATAAAAAAGGTAATCTAGATCCAGAACCAGGTGACAAATCTCCAGCTAGAAAAAAATTCTTAGAAAAAAAATTAGAAGAGATGGAAGCAAGCGGTGATCAAAGATTAATGACACCAGATGAGATTGAAGAACTATCTTCTCTTGATTCAGATAGTCAAATGGATGTAGTAAAAACTCTTGCTCCTAAAATGGTAGAGCGATTACAGTTAAAGACAAAAATACCCAGGCATCACTGATGATCTGTTAGATAAAATATTAATTGATGATAACGTGCAGAGAAAAGCAGAAGTGCTAGCAACAATTGATGAAGCATTTAAGATGATGGAAAAAGGTAAAGCGCAGATGAGATTTTAGACACTATGAAAAATGTAACTAGAACTAAACAAGCTGACGGCGGAATAACTAGAATAGGTTTAAAAGCAGGTAGCGTTGATAAGATGAGAAGATTATTTTAAAAGCTATCGGAGCTGGCACGGCAGGTGTTGGTGCAGCTAAAATCTGGTATATTTAGTTTTGGTAAAGGTGCAGGTAAAGAAGTTGCAAAAGAAGTTGTACAGAAATCAACAACTACACCTCCTCCATATTTCTTTAAGCTTGCAGAAAAAATTAAAATGTTAGGGGATGATGCAACAGCTACAACAGATAGAACTATTGCAAAAACATTAAAGTCTAAAGATGGTAAATCAACATATGTATTAGAAGAAGATGTCGCCACAGGAGATACAATTATTAAAAAGGTTAATAAAGAAGGTGATGAGATGATCACTGATGTAGAAATTATGGAACTTAAAAAAGGTGAAGTTGTTCAAGGTAAAAATGGTAAAGCACTTAAAACTCCTGATAAGTATGAAGAAGTTACAGAAGCTAATGCTAGAATTGAAGGAGATGTATTTAATGATCCTTATTATACAGATGGAATTCAAATTGATGAGATCATGAAAGAAGTTGGTGAGCAAGCTCCATCAATCAAAAAAGCAGGTTCCTATAAAAAGGCGGTATCGCTCGAATGTTAGGAGAGTAAATGGATCTCTTTAAAAGAATACAAAACCTAAGCGCAGTATACGATGACGATGGTCCAAGCGCCATGGTCCCTGAATCACGGCCCATGTTCAATGACGGTGGTATGTTAGTCAAACCCAATGCCGACGGATCACGGCCCGGGTATGCTGGAACCAAAATATGGTTCTGGATTAAGTCAAAAAGAATACATGAAAATTTATAACGAAGCTACTAGAGACTTAACAGAGTCAGGTAAATTAGCAGGTGAAAGAAATTTAAAATTAAAAAATTTTATAGGTAAAAAGAAAAAGATTAAAGCATCTGTTTTACGAAATTTTATTTTAGATGACCTTGGTTATGAAAAATATTCTGCTGATAAAATTAAAAAGAAATTTCCTAATCTAGTAATAGAAAAAGATATCAAAACAGGTTCTGAATATAAACCTTTAACTAAAGAAGAAATAATAAAAGTAAAAGATAATTTTGATTTACCTGAAGGAGAGAAATGGGATTTTAAAAAATACAAAAATGGATTAAATGGTGAAAAATATCCTAACCTTGTTAACCAAATAAGAAGCAGAGTAGCTGATCCTAAAAGTTATAAAATTGCAGCAAATTTTTCTGATCCTCAAGGTTGGATGATGTCTTCTATGTATAGGGTGTACAAAAATGAATTAAAAAATAAAGTTAAACCTAAAGATAGAACATATCAACCAAAATTTAATAACAGAGGTATAATAGTAGGTTTTATAGATAATACAGAAACAGGACAAGGTAGAACTTTTTATGGTTTAAAGAAAAATATGCGTGAAGATGGTACAGAGTGGAGAGCGCACGGAGATTTTGGTAAAGTTGATAAATTTATAGATATAGCTAATGGAGTTAAAGAAGAACCTAGTAAGATACTTCAAAAAATATTAGACGACAAAGGTATTACTAAATTAATGGGAGACAGAAGCGTGCTTACATTAAATGATATTTTAAGTCATCAAAGATATTATAGTAAAATTAGTGAAATAAAACCAACAAGAATTACTTAAAAGACAAATTGTTTTACAACATCAAAAGGAGTGTAGGAGCTGGTGATGTAGCAAGAGCAGCAGCTACAAAGATATTCAATTATTAACGGGAGCAGTAAATTCAAACGTTAATGCTCTTGAACAAGTTTGTAAGAGGCTAAATTAATAAAAGATGGAAAATTAAAAGCTGATAAATTAAATATTAAAAAATTTAGGTGCTAAAATTACAGATTTGATGGTAAAATATTGGTGGTGGTTACATAGATCCAGAAAAACAATTTGCAGCAATTGAAAAAGGTGCATTGAAATATGCTCAAAGCAAAGATTTTAATGTTAAGAGTGTTGCTTCTTATTTAGAAAGACTAGGTTGTGGAAAAGCAGCTGGAGGTAGAGTTTATTACAACGAAGGAGCTTTTGGATTAACTAAATGCGCACAAAAAGGTCAAAGAGTTTTAGCAGAGGGTTTAGAGAAAGGTTTTAAAAAAGGAACACAAGCTACTCTAGCAACAGCTATATTAAAAGCTGGTAAAGGTTTAAAAGATGTAGCTTCAATAAGAGGATTGTTAGGTCCAGCAGCTCTAAGTTTTATTGCAGCAGAACAAGCAGCATATGTTGGTTATGATATGTTATCAAAAGGTAAATCATTTAAAGAAGCAATTGGTGATAGTGCTTTTAATTATTTAGCAGGAGATAAAACTAAAGTTGATCCTATAAAAGAACGAAACAAAAGAATGATTGAAGAAGGTATGACTCCAGAACAGATGGGTAAAATAGGAGCAATGGAATCTACTTTTGATAGAATAAACTATGGAAATAGTTTGTTAAATAAAATTGAAGATGCTAAACAAGGACAATTAGATGAAATGTCAGAATCTTCTGATTTTTCATATCTTCCAAACAGAACTGACGAGTTTAAAAAACAAGAGGATGATGCTAGAACAAATTTGAGAGAGTTTTATAGAGGTGATACAAATTTTGGAGCAGATATAGAAGGAGGACAAGAGGCATTAGCAGAAGGGTTAAGAAGAAATGAACTTGCACAACTACAATCTGTAGATAATATTTTTCAAAGTAAAAAAGGTGATGATTATAGAACAGCAAGAAAAAGAGAATTGATGTTACAAAATCCTGATATATTAAATTATAGCAGGGGGTGGTATTGCAAATTTAGCAGGTGTTGATAAAGGCCCACCACCAGAATCAGGACCAAACTCACAAGGGTTGCAAGGTCTATTTAATCGTGTTAAGAAGGTATAGGAGTAATAAATGGCAGATATAGATAAAGGACTCCCGAACACTAGAACTAAAATTGACATCCCTTCAGAAGAAGAGATGGCAGAAGAAGTTAATGTTCAGGAAGAAGACATTGATAAAGGACCTGTAGAGGTCATCCCAGAAGAAGACGGTGGAGTTACATTAGACTTTGAACCAGGATCAATAAATGTACCTGGAACAGAATCACACTTTGATAACTTAGCTGATATTTTACCAGAAGATATTTTAGATCCAATTGGAAATGAAATGGTTCAAAATTACATGGACTACAAATCTTCTAGAAAAGAATGGGAGAGTGCATACACAACTGGACTAGATCTTCTAGGTTTCAAATATGAAAACAGAACTGAACCTTTCCAAGGAGCTTCAGGTGCAACACACCCAGTTCTTGCAGAAGCGGTAACACAGTTTCAAGCTCAAGCTTACAAAGAATTATTACCAAGTGATGGACCAGTTAGAACACAAGTTATAGGAGTTAAAAATCCACAAACAGAACAGCAAGCAAGTCGTGTTAAAGATTACATGAATTATTTAATCATGGACACGATGAAAGAATATGAATCTGAATTTGATTCTATGTTATTTCATTTACCACTAGCTGGATCTACATTTAAAAAAGTTTACTACGACGTACCACTTGGAAGAGTGGTATCGAAGTTTGTACCAGCGGATGAATTAATTGTTCCGTACACAGCTACCTCATTAGACGATGCGGAAGCAGTTATTCATACCGTGAAAATTTCAGAGAACGAATTAAGAAAACAACAAGTATCTGGATTCTACAGAGATGTAGAACTAAGTCCTCCCGGTACAGAGACTAATGGAGAATTATCTAAAAAAGAACGTGAGCTAGAAGGAACTAAGAAGACAGGTAAGAACGAACCTGTATATACTTTGTTAGAGTGTCATGTTAATTTAGACTTAGAAGGTTTCGAAGATGTTGGAGCAGATGGTGAACCAACAGGAATAAAATTACCTTACCTCGTTACAGTCGAAGAAGGTAGTAGAGAAGTTTTGTCTATTAGACGAAACTATGCGCCCGATGATCTGAAGAAAAGTAAAATCCAATATTTTGTCCACTTCAAATTTCTGCCAGGACTAGGATTTTATGGCTTTGGACTCATTCATATGATTGGCGGATTGAGTCGTACGGCAACGACGGCTCTCCGTCAATTGTTAGATGCTGGAACTTTAGCTAACTTACCTGCTGGATTTAAACAGCGTGGTGTTAGAGTTAGAGATGAAGCATCACCAATACAACCAGGTGAATTCAAAGATGTTGATGCACCAGGTGGAAATTTAAGAGATGCATTCTTTCCATTACCATACAAAGAACCAAGTCCTACATTGTTACAATTATTAGGAGTTGTTGTACAAGCTGGTCAAAGGTTCGCGGCTATTGCTGACATGCAAGTGGGTGATGGTAACCAAGGCGCTGCAGTAGGAACTACTGTTGCACTTCTTGAACGTGGATCACGTGTGATGTCTGCTATTCATAAAAGATGTTACGCAGCGATGAAACAAGAATTTAAATTATTAGGTAAAATAGTTTCACAATACTTACCACCAGAATATCCTTACGATGTTGTAGGTGGTGCAAGAAATATTAAACAAGCTGACTTTGATGATAGAATAGATGTAGTACCAGTAGCGGATCCTAATATATTCTCAATGTCTCAAAGAATAACATTGGCTCAAACACAATTACAGATCGCAACATCGAATCCACAATTACATAACATGTATCAAATCTATAGAAACATGTATAATGCGATTGGTGTTAAAGATGTAGATACAGTTCTACCACCACCTGCACCAAATGCACCGATGGACCCAAGTTTAGAACACATAAATGCTTTGGGTGGAAAACCTTTTCAAGCTTTTCCTGGTCAAGATCACCAAGCACACATTACAGCTCACTTAAATTTTATGTCAACTAACATGGTTAGAAATAATCCTGCTATTATGGCTGCAATACAAAAAAATATATTAGAACACATCTCAATTATGGCTCAAGAACAAGTTCAATTAGAGTTTAGAGAGCAAATGGCACAGATGCAACAAATGCAACAGATGGCTGCAATGGATCCACAGATCCAACAACAGTTACAAATGTTAAATAATCAAGTTGAAGCAAGAAAAGCTGTCTTGATTGCTGAAATGACTGAAGAATTTATGAAAGAAGAGAACAAAATCACTTCACAATTTGATTCAGACCCACTATTGAAGCTAAAATCACGTGAAGTTGACCTAAGAGCGATGGAAAATGAACGAAAAAAAGAAGCTGACCAGACAAAAGCTGATTTTGATAGAGCAAAATTGATGCAAGCAAGAGAATTAGCTGAAGATAAGATGGATCAGAACGAAGAATTAGCAGAATTAAGAGCAGGAGTAAGTCTTGCAAAAAAAAATAATGCTAATATAAACTAATAGAGGTAAAAACTATGATGAACTATAAAAAAGCAAAACAGGTAGCAGTTCCAGAACAAAATGTAGAGGTAGATCCAAGATCTAAAACTACTGCTGATGGTTCTTTCAACTATATTCCTACTGGAGACAAGGAAAAAGTTGGTGGACAAAAAAGAATGCTAGCTGAAAAGAAAAAACCGGCTACTTGGTACTAAATCATGTGGTTATCGGCAATTAAACTAGCCGTTTCTGCTGGAAGTAAGATTTATGCTAACAAGCAGAGAACGAAAATGGCAATGTCAGATGCACAACTGATGCATGCTACTAAGATGGCCGAAGGTGAAGAAGCTTACCAGGGAAAACTTTTAGAAGCTAGACAATCGGACTGGAAGGACGAGGCGGTTTTGATAATTTTAAGTTTGCCCGTGTTGGTGCTCGCTTGGGCAGTCGTATCGGACGATCCAACAGCGATGGACAAGGTAAAATTGTTCTTCGACATGTTCTCGCAGCTCCCGTCATGGTTCACAAATTTATGGATACTTGTCGTGGCGAGTATTTATGGTATAAAGGGTACACAAATTTTTCGTAACGGAGGAAAAAAATAATGGCAAGTATTTATAATACAGTTCCAATGTAAAAGCTTTAAGGTAAAGGGCAAGGTAAAAAAACTGGTCAACAACTATTAATTGGTACTAAACCTAATGTTGGTAATTTAAAAAAAATCAAGATACTAAGAAAAAATTACAAAAACTACAGATGCTGTATGTTACAAAAGCAGGTAAAGTTGATCCGGGTTTAAAAAAAGCACTTAGAGAAAAATTCTAAATCATTACAAAAAACAGAAAAGATTTTAAAAAAAATAAAAAAGGTAAAAAAGACGGTGGAAGAATGGGTCTTAAAAAAGGTGGTGGATCTGATTTAGGAATGCAAAGTGTTAAACACGGTATAGATGGTAAAATTACATAAAAAAGATATTTTAAAGGCTAAAGGTTAATAGCAAAAACTAAAAATAAAAAATCTAAAAAGAAAATATAATGGCTAAACTCTGTGCAAAAGGCAAAGCAGCCGCTAAAAGAAAATTCAAAGTATACCCTTCGGCGTACGCTAACATGTATGGTTCAGCCGTATGTTCAGGTAAAGTTACACCAGGTGGCAAGAAGAAAAGAAAAAAAGCTATGGGTGGTGGAATGATGGATATGACTAGAATGAAATACCTGAAAGGAGGACAAGTATAATGGCAAAAGTAGCACCAGGAAAAGAAAAATTTTCCTGATCTTTAAAAAAAGATCTAAAAAAGCAGCTGAAAAGTTAAGATTTGGAAATAAAACTGAGAAAAAAAAAAAGGTTTCTTAAAAAAAATTAAACGTAAAAACTGCAGCTGAAATGGATAAAAAAATTGAATCAATCAGGCATAAATCCTATGCAGAAAAAAGGTGGAAGAGCCTGGATATAAAGATGGTTCTAAAGGTTGTAAGTTAGCCACTAAAGGCAAAGGAAAAGCTTACGGAAAGAATTCGTAATGCGTACACACTTTTCAAAAGGTGGTTTAAGACAATGGGTAGCGGAGAAATGGGTAGACATTGGAGCACCGAAGAAAGACGGCAAGTATCAACCATGCGGGAGAAGCAAAGGCTCAAAGAGGAAATATCCAAAATGCGTCCCACTTGCAAAAGCCACACGGATGTCAAAAGGGCAAAAGGCGAGTGCTGTCAAACGAAAACGAGCAGCAGGTAATCCTGGCGGTAAACCAACTAACGTAAAAACATTTGCATAATGAATTTAGAAAAAGATTTACAAAGATTAAAAAAAGAAAAAGCATTAAAAGAATCTGCTATTGCTCAACTTAGAAAAAGAAGTAAAGACTCTGTTGCTAGACCTAGAGCAGAAAAAAATATCTAACAATTGCATCTAACAACTCCAGCTTACGATGAAAATGCAAAAAATTAATGAGAAAAAAAAGAAAATAGAAATTTAAGAAAACACCAAGAACTAAGTTTAAAGCCTGGTGGTATTAGAAAAACTACTACAGGTAAAAGTGCTAACTATAGACCACAAAATCTGGAGCTGGAATGACAGCTAAAGGTGTAAGAGCTTACAGGGCAGCAAACCCTGGAAGTAAATTAAAAACAGCCGTGACTGGTAAAGTGAAGCCAGGATCAAAAGCTGCTAATCGTAGGAAGTCATACTGCGCAAGATCACTTGGACAATTAAAACGGTCATCAGCAAAAACTCGTAACGATCCTAATTCTCGAATCAGACAAGCACGGAGAAGATGGAAATGTTAAATGCAATTAGAAACAGTAATCAATAAAACTTTAAGATTCCTAGATTCAAGAATAGATCAATTGTCAGTTTCGGTTACGTCCGGAGGGGTTGACAGTATGGAAATTACAAGTATATAATAGGACAAATCAATGCACTGGAATCAGTGCGTCAGGAAATCTCTAACCTGCTAAACGATAAGGAGCACAATGAAGGAACAGTCATCGATATTAACACCAAACAATGATCTTATTGGTGTAAAAAAATCAGAGAAAAAAGAAGAAGGAAAAATTCCGAAACCTACGGGTTGGAGAATAATGGTTTTACCTTTCAAGATGAAAGAGAAAACTAAAGGTGGATTAGTATTAGCCGAAACTACTTTAGAAAAGCAACAAGTTGCTTCTCAATGTGGTTTGGTTTTAGCTATGGGCCCACAATGTTATAAGGATAAGGAGAGATATCCTGAAGGCCCGTGGTGCAAGGTCAATGATTGGGTAATGTTTGCACGTTACGCCGGATCAAGGATCAAGATAGATGGTGGGGAAATTCGTCTGCTAAACGACGATGAAGTGTTAGCAACAATTGATAGTCCAGAGGACATCTTGCATGAGTTTTAATCATAGGAAGGAGTAACTATGCCAGACGAAGAAAAAAAACTAGTACCTATTGATACATCAGGACCTGATGCAGAAATAGCTATTGAAGAAACAAAAGACGAAGCCGTTGTAGAAACGGAAAACACGGAACAAGAACAAGGAACAGATAAATCATATGAAAATGAAAGAGAAACAAAATTAGAAGAAAAAAAATCCGACGAAACTTTAGAGGACTACAGTAAAGGTGTACAATCTCGTATTGCGAAACTAACTCGTAAGATGAGAGAAGCGGAAAGAAGAGAACAAGCCGCTATTGATTATGCTAAAGGTGTAGAGGAAAAAAGAAAAGCGTTGGAAGCAAGGTTTGAAAAAACTGATGCTGATTACGTTAAAAAATTTGAGACAAGTATCTCAACAGGTTTAGAAGCTGCACAAAAAGAATTAGCTGCTGCTATTGAATCTGGTGATGCAACAGCTCAAGTTGAGGCGAACAAAAGAATTGCAACTCTTGCTTTTGAGAATGCGAAACTAGAGCAAGCCAAAGCGGGTAGAGAAGAGAAACAGGCTGAGAAACCTGTATTGTCTGAACCACCGGTTCAGACCCAACAAATGGACGATCCAATTAATCCAGATCCTAAAGCTGAAGCATGGGCTTCTCAAAACTCATGGTTTGGTACTGATAGAGCAATGACTTATACTGCTTTTGAAATACATAAGGATTTAACGGAAAAAGAAGGATACGATCCTAACTCAAATGAGTATTATGCTGAAGTTGATAGAAGAATTAAGATTGACTTTCCGCATAAATTTGGTACTACTGATAATAAGCAATCGACCGCTCCTGTTCAGACAGTTGCTTCTGCTACAAGAAGCGTAAAGCCGGGTCGCAAAACTGTGAGACTCACATCTTCACAGGTAGCAATAGCTAAAAAATTAGGTGTGCCACTCGAAGAGTACGCAAAACAATTAAAACACACGAAGGAAGGAGCGTAAAATGGAAAAAAAAGAAAATACTTCTCGTGCGAGCCAAACACGGTCAAAGTCTGAAAGACCAAAAGTGTGGGTTCCACCGTCATCTCTAGATGCACCCCCTGCACCTGATGGATTCAGGTATAGATGGATAAGAGCTGAAGTTGTAGGCTTTCAAGATACAAAAAATATAACCGGACGTTTAAGAGAAGGTTATGAATTAGTTAGATCTGAAGAAGTCGAAAATGCAAGCGATTACCCTACCATTGAAGATGGTAAGTACAAGGGAGTGATTGGGGTTGGTGGCCTTCTTCTTGCGAAGGTACCTAATGAGATCGCAGAGCAACGTCAACAATATATGTCTGATAGACATAAAGAACGTAACGAAGCCGTAAACAACGACCTTATGAGGGAGCAGGATAGTAGAATGCCTATCAATGTTGATAGACAATCTCGTGTAACCTTCGGTGGTACTAAAAAGTAATTTTTAAATCACTGAATTAAATTAAACCGTACTGGAGGCCCTTCGGGGCAGGTACATAAGGAGAAACAACTATGGCAAATAGAAACGAACAAGGTTTTGGTTTAGTTGCTGCAGGAACGCTTGGATCAACTCCAGCGACTTCTGGGCAAGGCAAATACAAAATCGACGCGGGCTATGCGACTACTATTTATAATGGTGGTGCGGTAGCTTCTGCTGCTGGAGTAACACCAGCAAACTCAGAAGATATCGACGCATTTGTATTCGATAACCCTATGGCTATATCACGAGTACACTGGTAAATCAACTTAGTATAAAGAACTAGAGCCAGGATTGAATGCAGCTATTCGGCCTGGAATACAAACAGGCTATGAAAATCAGAGCCAGGTTTGAACACTGCTGAATATTTATACATGCTGACTGAGAATCATCTGACAGAGCTTTTGAAGAAGAAGTAATGTTATCTGGTTTCGCTAACGCACAAGTAAAAGGTGAAGGTGCAGGTGTTACATACGATGACGCTCAAGAAACTTTCACTGCTAGATACACTCACGAAACTGTGCTTTAGCGTTCGCTATCACTGAAGAAGCAATTGAGGACAACTTGTATGACAGACTTGCTTCTAGATACACAAAAGCTTTAGCAAGATCTATGAGTAATGCTAAACAAGTTAAAGCTGTTGACCCATTAAATAATGGTTTCACATTTCCAATCTGGTGACGGCTTTTCTTTGATGGCAACTAACCACCCAACTGTTGCAGGAACGTTCCAGCTAATACGAATTAGCAACTTCTTCTGACTTAAACGAAACTTCATTAGAGCAATCAATGATTGACATTGCTGCAAAATGACTGATGAAAGAGGTTTAAGAGTTGCAGCAAAAGGATTAAAATGATCATTCCTTCTGCAGCTACAATTCACAGCTGAAAGACTTATGAAGTCTCAAGGTAGAGTTGGAACTGCTGATAATGATATCAATGCAATCAACATCTATGGGTATGATTCCTCAAGGTTACAGAGTGAACAATTTCTTAACAGACACTGATGCGTTCTATATCATTAACAGACGTGCCAAATGGTATGAAAATGTTCAAAGAACTCCATTGACTACTAAATGGAAGGCGACTTTGATACTGGTAACGTAAGATACAAAGCTAGAGAAAGATACGTATTTGGCGTTTCTGACCCTAGAGGTATCTTTGGTTCGCCAGGAGCGTAATCAATAATTTTTTGTGGCGGGACATAGTCTCGCCACAATTAACAAATAGAAAGACAAAACCATGAAAAAATTCACAGTCAACATTTGGGCGTACGATCATCACGCAAAATTTACAGTTGAATCAGAAGATAATGCAATTTCTCTTGAACAATCAATCCTTGACAAACTTGGAGAAAATAGTATAAAATGGGAATATCTCGGAGTTAGTTATGACAACGAGTTAAATAGAATAACCTATGAGGAGGTTATAGATGATACAAGACCTATACAAACAAAAAAGGTCCTTGGAGTTGAAGTGGGAACAGGAGCATCTAGATAATAATAGATACACTCTTGAAATGGTCAGAATTGATGACAAAGTTAAAAAGTCATTACTGAGATCAAGCTGGAAGAAGCAGCTATTGCTCACAGACAGAATACTGTCGAAGGTGCAGCTCCACAAGTTTCTGTAGCTACTTAATAAAAAGCTACATCGTTGAAAAATCCACTTTCATTACAGGCTCTCTTGCACTCTACTAAAAACTAGTATATAAATTTGTCACTATACATAAATTAATATTCTGCATGGACGCGTATAGTCGACGGCCTAGAGACACGGACAGGTGAAAACTTTTTCTGGAGGATCTACTAATATTGGTCCTGCTAGAGTTACTTATATTCAAGCTAAAGGACAGCTAGTTACAACTTAAAACTTTATGATGCAGCAACTGCATCTGGACAATATTGTATTTGAATAGCTACTTTTGGAACAGAAGGATTAGATATGTATATGTTCCTGGTGAAGGAATTAGATTTGAAAATACTATCTATGCAGACAATAACTGGATCAGGATCTGTTACTATTAACTATACTGGCTAGGAGGCTAAATGGCTAATACTACCTCTGGAACAACTACATTTGATAAAACTTTTTCTATTGATGAAATAGTAGAAGAAGCTTTTGAACGATTAGGTATTCAACAAGTTTCAGGATATCAATTAAAAACTTCTAGAAGATCACTAAATATAATGCTTCAAGAGTGGGGCAATAGAGGTATTCACTATTGGGAAATAGGAGAACTTGATCTTGATTTAATTGAAGGTCAAGCAGAGTATAAATTTTTTAGAGCTAGTTCAGATGGTACAAGTGCTACATCAAATCCAAATGGTATATATGGAATATCCGATGTCCTTGAAGCACAATTAAGATCTAATAGAACTCAAACAACTCAATCAGATAGTCCAATGACAAAAGTTGATAGATCAACTTATGCAGGTTTTTCAAATAAACTTTCTAAAGGACACCTAATCAATATTGGGTACAAAGATTTATTGATCATGTTAGTATTAGTGTTTATCCAACACCAGATTCAACTAATGCATCTAAAGATATGCATTTTTATTATATAAAAAGAATTCAAGATGTCGGAGCTTATACAAATGCTACTGATATGCCTTTTAGATTTATACCTTGTATGGTTTCAGGTTTAGCTTATTATTTATCCATGAAGTATGCTCCACAAATGACTCAACCAATGAAATTATTTTATGAAGATGAATTACAAAGAGCATTACAAGAAGATGGTTCAGCTTCAAGTACATACATTACACCTAAAGCTTATTACCCAGGAACTTAATGTCTAAATACGCAACAGGAAAACATTCAAAAGCAATTTCTGATAGATCAGGTATGGAATTTCCATATAGAGAAATGGTTAGAGAATGGAATGGTTCGTTTGTTCATTACACAGAGTTTGAACCTAAGCAACCACAACTTGAACCAAAAGCAATTGGTGGTGATGGTGTTGCATTATTACAAGTAAGACCAGATAGAACAGAACCAATTACAACTGTAATGATACCAGAAAATGGTTTTAAAACATATCAAGCAGGATCAGGAATTATAAATGTAAATTCACCTGGACATGGTTTAACAAATGGTACAACATATTTATTTAGAGGTGCACCAACAATTTCACCTGGAACAGGTACTTCAACTAATCCTGTTTTTGCTTATGCATCAATTCCAAACTTTGATGGAATAACAGGAGCACAAATAGGACAAGGATCAGGATATGCTATCACAACAGGTCTTTATGATAATGGTGCAAGAGTTACAACAGACTATGCTTTATCTAATTTCTTCTTCTTTACAGTTAATTCAGATACTGCTACAACAGGAAATATTAAAGGAGGAGGCTACGGTTGTTCCGTTGGACCTATAACAATAAGCGCATGATAAATAAAATTTGGAATTGGATTAAAAATATATTTAAACCTGAAAAACAAGATCCTCATCTTGAAATGTATGAAGAAGTTAGAACTGATAAAGTAGAAAAAATACGTAGAAAATATGGAGGAGATTCTAAGTAATGGCTTATACTTTAACAAACTTACAAGATGATATTAGAAACTATACAGAAGTAGATAGATGGAGTTTTATCTAATACTATTTTAAATACAATAATTAAAAATACAGAAAATAAAATTTATAGAGAAGCTGATTCTGATGATAATAGATTTTATGCTACATCAAACCTACAAGCTGGAAATAGATATGTAACTATTCCATCAGATTTAAGATTTATAAGATATGTACAATTAAAAGATGGTTCTGGTAATCAAGTATTTTTAGAAAAAAAAGATACTTCGTTATATGGCAACTTTTTATGATACACCAGGCACTCAATCAGGTTTACCTAAATATTATGCTAATTGGGATGCTAATTTTTGGGTAGTTGCACCTACTCCAAATAGCACATTTGAAATAACTTAGCTTATGTAAAACAACCAACAAGTCTTACAGATTCTTCTGTAAGCTCTAGTGGAACTTATGTATCCAATAAATATCAGGATTTACTTTTGTATGGATGTCTGGTAGAAGCATATGGATACTTGAAAGGTCCTGCAGATATGTTACAATACTACACGCAGGCTTATCAAAAAGCTTTACAATCGTATGCGATCGAACAACAAGGTCGTAGACGCCGAGACGAATATCAAGATGGTGTTATTCGAACTCCTTTAAAATCACCATCACCATAAATAAATTAAGGAGATAAAAAATGGCAAATATAGTACCTGACTCTTTTAAAACAGACCTACTTGGTGGCGTGTTTGATTTTGATTCATCTGGTGGATCAACTTTTAAATTAGCGCTTTACACATCTATAGGTGGTTTCAGTACTTCTTCTACAGCTTACACAACTACTAATGAAGTTTCTTCATCTGGTACAAGTTATACAGCTGGTGGAAATACTTTAACTAATAATGGTGTAGCAGTATCAAGTAACATTGCATACGTTGACTTTGCAGATTTAACTTTTTCATCTGTAACGTTATCAGCAGTGGGTGCTCTGATTTATAAAGGTGGCTTCTAATGAAGCTGTATTAGTGTTAGATTTTGGCGGAACAAAAACTGCAACTAACGGTGATTTCGTTATTCAGTTTCCAACTGCTAACTCTTCTAGTGCTATCATTAGACTTGGCGACGCGTAATAAAATTTGGAGTAGTAATGGCTTTAATAGTTAACGATAGAGTTAAAGAAACAAGTACAACTACTGGAACAGGAACGTTTTCATTAGCCGGTGCAGAAGCTGGTTTTGAAACTTTTGTTTCAGGAATTGGTACAACCAACACAACTTACTATGCAATTGAATTAAATTCTGCTAGTGAGTTTGAGGTAGGTATTGGTACAGTTACCGATGCTTCACCTGATACTTTATCAAGAGACACAGTTATCTCATCATCAAATAGTGATAGCAAAGTAGATTTTTCTGCAGGTACTAAAAATGTATTTTGTACACTACCAGCGAAGAGAGCTATGTCTCCATCTATGACAGCCACAGACTATTTAGTAACACATGCTTCAACTCTTTCACAGGATCAAACAGTAGACTCTGGAGTTTTAGCAGGACCCGTGACAGTAACAGGAACACAAACTATAACAGGAACGGTAGTAGTAGTATAATGAGTAAAATTGAAGTAGATAAAGTAATACCTCAATCTGGAACAACACTAACGATAGGTGATAGTGGTGATACTATTTGGAAGAAACTCACAACCAGATACTTCAACAGGAAATAGAAATACCTCTATGGGTTATGCTTCTATGTTCACAAACAGTACAGGTGATTGTAATGTAGGTATTGGATATTATGCCTTGATGAAAAATACAACAGCTTCTAACAATACAGCTGTTGGTAATGAGGCTTTAGCTTGTAACACAACAGGTTCTAATAATACATCAGTAGGTTTTCAATCTTTATGTTTAAATACTACAGGAATAAATAATTCAGCAGTTGGTCAACAATCATTACTGTCTAACACAACAGGATGTAATAATGTTGCTTTTGGTAGATTAGCTTTAAATCTTAATACAGAAGGTGATGAAAATGTTTCAGTTGGGTCATGTAGTTTAAGAAGAAGCACAACAGGTTCTCAAAATACAGCTCTAGGTAGTTGTTCTTTAATGTGTAACACAACAGCTTCTAATAACACTGCAATAGGATTTTGTTCTTTAAATGTTAACACAACAGCTTCTTGTAATACTGCTGTAGGTAAAAATGCAATGGCTGCAACTACAACAGGATGTAGAAATGTTGCGGTTGGTGCTGGTGCTTTAAAAACAAATACTACAGGAGATGCTAATGTTGCAATAGGTAGAGAAGCATTAGGTGTAGCAACAACAGCAGATAATAATACTTCTGTTGGTTTTGATTCTTTACAAGCAAATACAACAGGTGATAATAATACTGCTGTAGGTTTTGGTTCTGCATTTACTCAAACAACAGCAACTAAAAATACAGCATTAGGAACATATTCAGCTTATCGTGTAACAACAGGTGGAGAAAATACTTTTATAGGTTATAATTCTGCTTCACAGAACACAACAGGACAACAAAATACAGCAATAGGTTCATCTTCATTTATTGGTAGTACAACAGGTTCTTATAATACAGCATTAGGTGCTTGTACTCTTAACGCTACTAACACAGGAGATAATAACGTTGCAGTCGGTAGAAAAGCAATGTTTGATAATACATCTGGTGGATGTAATACTGCTGTTGGAAATGATTCTTTAGGAAATAATACATCAGGTCTTAGAAATACTGCGGTAGGTCTTGCATCTGCTTTATGTAACACAACAGGTTGTGATAATACTGCTATAGGAAGATGTGCAGCTAAACTAACTACTACAGGTGGATGTAATACTTCTGTTGGTACTGATTCTTTTGTTTTTAACACAACAGGATGTCAAAGTGTTGCTGTAGGAAAGTTTGCATTATATGCAAACACAACAGGAATAAGAAATACAGCAGTAGGTTTTTGCTCTTTAGTTTCAGTAGCTGGTGCTGGTAATGAAAACACAGCTATAGGTTATTCATCTGGTTGTACTGTTACAACTGGAGATGAAAACGTGTTTTTAGGATACAGAGCTGGTCATAATGTAACAACAGGTAGTTGTAATATATTAATAGGCCCATCTGCTTGTACTGATGCTGGAGGAACACATACTTCTATTTCAATGGGTTATGCTGTTGTTAGTATTAATGATGCCGTAACTTTTGGTTCTGGTAGCTTAGATTCAAGAATAGCTTTTGGTGCAACTTCAATTACTGCACCATCGGATCAAAGATTAAAAGAAGATATACAAGATGATACAGCGGGTTTAAGTTTTATTAATGATTTAAGACCTGTAACTTATAGATGGAGAAAAGAAAAAGATATTCCAGAAGAAATGAGAACACATGTTGCTGGTTCTGAAAAACGATATAATAATGATAAAGTTAATCATGGATTTATTGCACAAGAAGTAAAACAAGCAATAGACAACCACCCAGAATTAAAAGACGGTTTTGATATGTGGGCAGAAGAAGATACTTTAGATGGTAGACAAAGAATTGCAGAGGGTGCTTTGATACCTATGTTAGTAAAATGCAATACAAAGAACTAACAGCAAGAGTAAAGGAATTAGAAAATGAGTAGTATTATAAAAGTAGATACGATCCAGGACCAAGCAGGTAATAATATTATCAATGAATCAGGTGACACGATCACTATCGGTGCATCTGGTGATACGGTTAATGTAGTTGGAACATTACAGAATAATGGTGGATCATTAGCAGGCGTAACCTTTAAAGAAGGTGGAACAAATTTTACAAACAGTTTATTAGTCGGTACAGATTCAACAGGCACTTTATCTTCTGCTGATGGGAATACTGGAGTTGGTACAGGAGTTTTAGCTGCTCTAACATCTGGAGATAATAATGTTGCGGTAGGTTTAAATGCTTTAACAGCTAATACTACTGCTTCTAATAGTGTAGCAATGGGTTGTGGTGCTTTAACAGATAATACAATAGGTGACCAGAACACAGCAGTAGGTGGAACAGCTTTAGGAGATAATACTGAAGGAGAATACAATGCAGCTTTTGGTTATAATGCTTTAAGAAAAAATACTACAGCAGATAATAATTCAGCATTTGGTTACTATGCTTTAGCTTGTAACACAACAGGTGCACAAAATACAGCAATAGGTGCAACAGCTTTGGATGCAAATACAACTGGATGTAGAGGTGTAGCTATTGGTTATAATGCTATGGGTGCAAATACTGATGGTAATTTTAACACTGCAGTTGGTAGAAGTGCATTAGCTACTAATACTACAGGAGATAATAATGTATCAGTAGGTTATTCTTCACTTCAAAATAGCACAACATCTAGTAATAATTCTTCTGTGGGTATGGAAAGTATGTTCTTAAATACAACAGGTGCAAACAATACTGCAATGGGATTATGTTCTTTAAGAGCTAACACAACAGGTGCATCAAATACAGCAGTAGGAGTACAAGCATTATTAAGTAATACAACAGCAGACAACAATACAGCTGTTGGTAGAGAATCTCTTTGTGCAAATACTACAGGTGCAGGTAATTCTGCACTAGGTCAATCATCACTTTTTAAAAACACAACAGGAAATCAAAATACAGCAGTCGGTAGAAGTGCTTTGATTTGTAACACAACAGCTTCTGATAACACAGCAGTAGGATTCGAATCTTTAAGATTAAACACAACAGGTGCTAATAATACCGCAGTTGGAAAAGATTCATTAAAAGAAAATACGACAGCATCAGGAAATACAGGTGTTGGAGAAAGTGCTTTAGAAGTAACAACAACTGGTTGTTGTAATACAGCAGTAGGAAATGGTGCGTTACAAGCTAACACTACAGGTGATAATAATGTAGCAGTTGGTCAAGCCGCTTTAGCTTTTGCTACGACAGCAGATAATAACGTAGCAATTGGAAGACAAGCTTTATTTTGTAACGTAACACATGTTTCTAACACTGCTTTAGGTACATGTGCATTATTTTGCAATACAGCTCATAATAATACAGCGGTAGGTATAAATGCATCTGCATTAAGTACAACAGCAACTTGTAATGTAATAATGGGAGTTAGTGCAGGTTCTACTGTTACAACGGCAAGCTCAAATGTATTTATAGGTCATGCAGCTGGTAGTACTACTACAACAGGTGGTGGTAGTGTTGGTATTGGTAAAGCAGCAAAAACAGGAACTACTGGCGGTTCTAACAATATAGTTGGTGGAGATAGTGGAGGATCTATAACTAGTGGTTATTACAATAATGGTATGGGAAATTCTAATTTTCCAAGTTTAACCACAGGAACAAATAATATTGCAATAGGTCATGATTCTGGTTCTTGTGTAACAACTGGTTGTGATAACATCATGTTGGGTTACAAAACAAATACTACTGGAACAGCGACAGAAAATATTATTCTTATAGGTCATGGAGATGGTATTAATAAATTTGTTAGTGGTGGAAATAATACTATTAAAATGGGTAAAAGAACTGCTAACATTAATAATGATTTTAGTTCAAATGCAAACTGGTCTCACTCATCAGATGCTAGATATAAAAAAAATGTACAAGACAATACAATAGGTTTAGATTTTATAAATGATTTAAGAACAGTCACTTATCAATGGAAAGCACAATCAGAATTAGATCCATCATTAGATGAGTATGACAAAGATAAAACTAAAGCAGATTCTTCTAAAACACAACATGGTTTAATTGCTCAAGAAGTAAAAGCAAGTATGGATAAATTAGGTATTACTGAAGATTTTGCAGGTTGGAGTAAAGATACATTTCACAAAAATGAAAAACAAAGTATTTCTGAAAGTATGTATGTAATTCCATTAATAAAAGCAATACAAGAATTATCAGAAGAAAATAAAGACTTGAAATCTAGAATAGAAGCGTTAGAAAGTAACTAATAAATCGAAAGGAATATAATGCTTAATACGTACGTCGTAGAAGGTGGTGTTGGTAAATGTACCGCATTCACTGCTTTACTACCTAAACTAAGAAAAAAATCAGAGGTGCAAATATACACCCCTTACATAGATTGTTTCGCTGGTAACCCAGATGTTAAACTAGCTTTAGAATCTACATTACCGTTACAAGATCCAAGAATCATGGCATCTGATAATATATTTTATTGTGAGCCATACAAATCAAATTTTCAATTTGGTAAACAACATATTATTGAAAGTTACTGTGAACATCACGGTGTAGATTTTAATAGATCTATGACAGGTAAACTTTATACAGACAAGCATAAAGCGGCTGTTACTAAATGGTTAGGTGATAATAATATTGGTAAATACATTATGATTCAATTTAGTGGTGGTCAGGCTAAATGGAACTATGGAGAAAACGTTCAATATCAAAACATCAATCCTAATAGAAACTATCAACCATATCTTGCTCAACAAGTAGTTAATATGTTACTTGAAGAGTATAAAGATACAACTATTATTAACTGTGTTTTACCTAATGAGCCACATTATCAAGGCACAATCAGATGTGATTTACACTGGGCCCAGATCCATGAAATGTTAAAAGGTGCTGAAGGGTTTGTTAGTATTGATAGTTGTCTACAACACTTTTCACCATCAGCTAAAGCTTATGGAGTTGTTATTTGGGGTTCAACTAGATGGACTCAATTTGGTTATTCACACAATAAAAACTTACATTTTCATATGAAAGATAAGTGGGATGAGGCTAAATTTAATGATAGTGACCCAAGAAATAATATGGTAGAACCCAAGTTAGTTATTGATAATTTTAAGAAAATTGATAAACTTAAACCCGTTGCATGCGCAACAATATAATCACGGAGGATAAACTATGTCAGACGAAGTAAAAACAGCAGAAGAAATTGCACAAGATTACACAGCTATGGGTCATTCTGTAGATCTAATCAATGGTATCATTGATGGAACGCAGATGGCTGGTGAAGAAGCTGAAGATAGACAAAGTGCAGTTGACAGAAATGTTGAACACTTAGAACTTATGGTTGCTAAAGATTACTGGACTTCAGAGGATATGACTGCAGCTAATGCGGCTATCGTTGCTGGTAAAGCTCACACAGCAAGCTAGGAGTCTAAATGATCACAATCGACGATAAAAAGTACGATGAAACTAAGCTTTCCGAAGACGGGAAAGCTGCGTTACAAAATATCCAAGTATTAAATCAAGAACAAAGTAAGTTAAAAGTAAGATTTACTAATAACGAAATTTTGATGAAACATTACTTAGATATTTTAAAATCTAACTTACCCGAAGAGTTAAAAGAAGAAACTAAATGAGTGAAGTAAAAGTAAATAAACTCAGTCCAAGAAGTGGTACCACTGTTACAATAGGTGATAGTGGTGATACTATTAATATAGTTGGAACATTACAAAATAATGGTTCTGGAGATATTTCTGTAGAAGGTTGATAGTGTAACTTTTAAAGAAGGTGGAACAAATTTTACAAACAGTTTATTAGTAGGTACAGATTCAACAGGTACTTTAGAGTTCTGCTGATGGTAATACTGGAGTTGGTGTAGGAGTATTTGGCTGCACTTACATGAAGGAGATAATAACATTGCTGTGGGCTTAAATGCTTTAGAAGCTAATACGACAGGACAGCAGTAGGTACTCTTTCAATGTGTACAAACACGACAGGTGCTAACAATACTGCAATTGGTAGACTTTCATTAAAAGAAAATACAACAGGATCAGAAAATACTGCATTGGGTAGAAGTGCATTAACAGAAACCACTACAGGTGCACAAAATACAGCAGTTGGTCATTTTGCTTTAGCTTGTAATACAACTTGTGGAAATTTAACAGCGGTTGGTTATGGAGCGCTTTGTGCAAATACAACAGGAACAAATGATACAGCAATGGGTCATGCTTCTTTAGATGCAAATACTTCTGGTTCTGACAATGTTGCATTTGGTACAAATACTTTAGGTGCAAATACATCAGGTGGTAATAATACAGCTATTGGTAGTTGCGCTTTACAAGCAAACACCACAGCTTCTGATAATACAGCAGTTGGTCTTAGAACATTATTAGCTAACACAACAGGTGCTAAAAACACAGCAGTTGGTCATATTGCACTCTCTTGTAATACGACAGGAGATGAAAACACAGCGATAGGTAGAAGTGCTTTATTTACTAATACTACTGGTGGACAAAACGTAGCCGTAGGTAGATTGTCTATGTTTTCTACTACTACAGCTATTAACAATACAGCAGTAGGTTTAGAAACACTTTGTGCTAACACAACAGGTTCAGACAACACAGCAATAGGTAGAGGAGCTTTAACAAAAAATACCACAGGAACACCAAACACAGCAGTTGGAAGTTTAGCTCTAGCTTGTAACACCACAGGAGCAAATCTCACAGCAGTTGGAAGACTTGCTTTAAAAACAAACACTACTGGTAATTATAATGTAGCAGTTGGAATGGATTCTTTAACATCTAACTCAAATGGTGATGAAAACACAGCAGTTGGTAATGAAGCCTTATGCAAAAGCACTACAGCTGGTTGTAATACAGCAGTTGGTCTTCAATCTTTATTTAATAATACTACAGGTGAAACTAATACAGCAGTTGGTCGAAAAGCATTATTGTCTAATACAACAGCTGGTTGTAATACAGCCATTGGTTATCATTCTTTATGTTCTAATACTACTGGTGCTTGTAATACAGCTGTTGGAAGAGATACTTTATTAGCAACTTCAACAGGTGTAAATAACACAGCAATTGGTAAAACTTCTGGTTCAATTATGGCTACAGGAAATAATAATACTTTTCTAGGTTATGATGCTCAACCAACAAATAGTTCAGTTTCAAATCAAATTACTTTAGGTAATTCAAATAATGATAATTTAAGATGTAATGATACATCTATTTCATCACTATCTGATTTAAGAGATAAAACAAATATTGAAGATATACCTCATGGACTAGATTATATTTTAGCTATGAGACCAGTTAAATTTGATTGGAACAGCAAGAGATGGAACTGCAAAAGGTTTAAAAGATTATGGGTTTATTGCACAAGAATTAGATCAAGTAGAAGAAGATTTTGGATAGTGCAGAATATACAAGATTAGTACACAAAGATAATCCTGAAAAATGGGAAGCTGATCCTATGAAAACTTATCCAATTTTAATTAAAGCAATACAAGAATTAAAAGCAGAAATAGAAGAATTGAAAAAAGGGTAAGCTACCATGTTCTTCGGTGCAACTACCTTTTCCCAAGCAGCCTTTTCAGATCCAGGGTTTAATCCTAATGCATTAGCAATTGTATCAGGAATTAGACTTAATGAATCAACAGGTACCGTTGGTATTGTAGGAGACGCTTTAGTTTTACCTACTGGAAACAGATTAAATTTATCAATTGGTAACGTTCAAGTAGCAGATGTTATAGGTGTATCAGGAATTGCAACAGAATTAGCAACAGGATCTGTTACAGTTTCAGCGGCAGCTAATTTTGATGTTACAGGACAAAGAGTTAACTTAACTACAGGAACAGTTAATGTTGCAGACGTAGTTGGTGTATCAGGAAACAGGGTTAATTTAGATACCGGTGATGTTACAGCAATTGGAAAAGCAGTTACTGCTGTTACGGGAGATAGAGTTAATTTAAGCACAGGTTCTGTTACATTTGCATTTAAATATAATGTTACTGGATCAGGTGTTGAATTATCTACAGGAACTGTTTCAACAACCGCAGCAGCAAATATATTACCTACAGGATCAAGAGTTGATGTAGACACAGGCGATGTATCTGTTGTTGCAAAAGCAAATGTATCTGTTACAGGAAGTGCAGTTGAAATATCTGTAGGAGATGTTACTACAAAAGCAAACGCTACTGCAATAGTAACAACTAATAGACAAAATTTATCAACAGGAACCGTAACTATTGTAGCAAAAGCTACTATTATTCCAGATGGTAGTAGAATAAATGTTGCAGATGGTTCTGTATTAATTAAGAAATGGGACGGTGTTGTACCAGGAGCCACTATGACGTGGGAAGAAGTACAAACATCTTTAGGTAGTTAATATGTTATTTGGAGGAACTTCATTTTCAGCAGCATCTTTTTCAAGTCCTGGACTAGGAGGCGCTACTGTATTAGTTAATGGTAATAGATTAAACATTGCTATTGGTAATGCAATAGCTGATGTAACAGTTAGAGTAGATGTAACAGGGCAACAAATTAACCTTGCAACTGGTACTATAAATGTGATATCATGGAACCCGATAGTTCCGGGAGCAACTGGTACCTGGATACCTATTGACCCGAATAACCCATAGGAGAATTATGGCATCAAGTTATTCAACAAACTCAAAATTAGAATTAATTACTACCGGTGAAAAAGCAGGTCTTTGGGGTACAATTACTAATACAAACTTACAAATTTTAGAACAATTATCTACAGGTTATTTATCATTAGCTGTAGGTGGTGGAGACGTAGCATTAGCACTAGATAATGGTGCAACATCAAATGGTAAAAACATATATATTAAATTAACAGGAACTTAACAGCAAACAGAACAGTTACTATTCCAGACTCTGCTGAAAGAGTTTTGGTATTTCAAGATGCAACTACTAGAGAAAGTTCTGGAAGTATAAACAACTTTACAGTTAAAACTGTATCTGGATCAGGAGTATTTTCCTTCAGGTGCAACTGTATTAGTTTATTCAGATGGAACTAATGTTAATCTTGGTATGAAAACTAAAGGTTACATAACAGTAAACTCTTCATACACTAACTGCTTACACAGCATCTGCTGGTGAACAAATTTTTGCAAATACAACAGCTAACCCAATTACAATTACACTTCCTACATCACCTGCTACAGGAGATGAAATTACATTTATCGATGCAAGAGGAACATTTAACTCTAACAATTTAATACTAAATAGAAACGGTCAGCCTATTAATACAGGCACATCTAATCTAACACTAACCACTAACGGCCAAGCTTTTACATTAGTGTATGTAGATTCAACAAGAGGTTGGGCATATAAAGAACACGGCATAAGGAGCATAAAGACCATGGCTCTTATTGATTTTAAAGTCTTACCAGGAATAGACAAACAAGATACAACATCTGGTGCAGAAAACAGATGGGTTGATTGTGATAATGTTAGATTTAGATATAACCTACCTGAAAAAGTTGGTGGTTGGTCTTCATTAATATCAGATACTATTGTTGGTGTTGCAAGACGTGAGTTTGCATTTGTTGATTTAGATGGAAATAGGTATGTTGCAATTGGAACAGATAAATTTTTACTTATTTATTTTGAAGGACAACTATTATGATATTACACCTATAAAAACTACAATTAAGTGTTCTTGCACTGTATGCAACAACAATAAGTTCAGCAGTTTGTACATTACAAAAGCAAGTCATAATTTAGTGCAGGTGATATTGTTTTATTAGATAGTGTAACTTTACCAAGTGGTACTGGTTATAGTGATTCTGATTTTGAAGATAAATTATTTCAAGTAACAAGAGTTACAAGTTCAAGTTGCATTTACAATTACACAAAGTTCTAATGCAACAGGAACTGTATCTACAGGTGGTAGTTATGTAGTTAAACCTTATGAACAAGTTGGCTCTTGAACCAGGTCTTTGGTCGTTAAGTAATTTTGGTCAAGTATTAGTTGCAACAATTGCTAATGGTAAAACATTTACTTGGAATGCAGGAGCAGCAAGATTAACAAGAGCATCTACAACTACATCAGGTTTTCAAACATACAAATAATCCAACAGCAACAAGAACAACTTTATTTCACCAACAACACGTCACTTAATTCATTTTGGAACAGAAACAACTATTGGATACACCTACAACACAAGATGATATGTTTATAAGATTTTCTGAAGAAGAAAATATAAATGATATACACCAACAAGCAACTAAACAGCAGGTACACAAAGACTACAAGATGGTACAAAAATTATAGGAGCTTTAAAAGCAAAAGAAAATATTCTAGTATGGACAGATAATGCATTGTACACAATGAAATTTGTTGGTGCACCTTTTACATTTGGCTTTGAACAAGTTGGTACTAACTGTGGATTGATTGGTAAGAATGCAGCTGTTTGAAATTGATGGTGTTGCATTTTGGATGGGTAATAATGGTTTCTTTATGTTTGATGGTACAGTTAAATACACTACCTTGTAGTGTTGAAGATTATGTTTATGATGATGTTGATACAACAAAAGGTCAACAAGTTTGTGCAGGTATTAATAACCTATTTACAGAAGTTGTTTGGTGGTATCCAACAGCTGGATCTGATTTTAATAATAGATATGTAGTTTATAATTATGGTCAAACTAATGAACAAGGTGGGTAATTGGTATACAGGAACAGAAGCTATTAGAACAACTTGGATTGATGCAATGTTATCCTAAACCATATGCAACTAAATTTAATAGTTCTAACACAGGAACTTTTCCTGCAATGTTATTGGTGAAGAGGATTAGGTCAAACTGTATTATTTGAACATGAAGTAGGAACAGATCAAGTTAATCCAGATGGTAGTACTACAACTTTAACTTCTTTTATAAAATCATTTGATTTTGATTTACAAAAAACAAAAAGATGCACAGATCAAGGGTCCTGGTATAGGAGAAGTATTTTTAGCTATGAGAAGATTTTTACCTGACTTTAAAGATTTAAAGGTAATGCAAAAGTAACACTTGCTGTAAAAGATTATCCTGCAACAATCAGATACAACAACTTCTTTAAGTCCTTTTACAATTACTCAACTACAATAAAAAGATACTAGAGCCAGAGGAAGATATGCAAATATTAAAATAGAAAATACAGATGTTAGGTGAATCTTGGAGATTTGGTACATTTCAAGAATGATGTACAACCAGATGGAAGAAGATAATGACTAAAATAGTAGTAAGATTACCAGAACCTAAAAAAGAATATAGTGAAGATAACCAAAGACAAATTAACAGAGCTTTTTCTTTATTGTAGAACAATTAAATTCTACATTTTTAACACAACAAAAGAAGATCAAGAAAGATTTACTTGGTTTATTAGGATAAGTGGCAAATATATATAAAAATGCAAAAGTAGATTTAACTACTACAGAGTTACAACTTTTATATACAGTACCTTCTAACTCTAGAGCTATTGTAAAATCTTTATTGAAAATATGGCGTTTAAAGAAGAAGGATCAAGTAGCATACACAATGATAAATGGTAAAAAAGTACCTGTTGTAAAGTGTGAAACTGAAGTAGTATTAAGAAATACTAGAAACTAATTAAGAATATAATTCTGATAAAGAAGCAGAAGATGATATTGCAAATCCAGAGACTGCTACTCAAAAGAGAAGATAACAAGATCTTAAAAATAAAAGTAGCAGCAATGCCACCATTAGGTGCAGCATCTGATGAAGGATAAAATAATAAATTTGGTATTAATGACAAAGAATATCAGGATTTGGTAGTTCAAGGTTTAACTCCAGAAAAAGTAATGGAGTTAGATAAAAAAGGAATAAATTCATCAGATCCATTATACAATCTTTTAGAAAAAAACGACAGGTTCTCAGGTGTTAATCTAGAAGCATTTCAAAATGAATTTAATTTACCTAAAACAGGTTTAACAAGTTTAGATATAGCGTTGGGTTTTGCGGAACCTTTTTTAAGAAAAGGATCTAAAAAAACTAAAGAATTTTTTTCTGGAACAGAGGATGGTTTAGGAAAAAATATATTTGGTAAAGATAGAAAATCTGTATTAGAAGCTGGTAAATATACAATTGATGGGATGCCTATTTCTGCTGAACAATTTGCAATGTTAGATCCTGCGTTAATGGATGATGTATACAAAGACTATACAGGTAGAAGATTATCGGGTGAAATAGATGCTTACGGTAATCCAACTAATTTAAATACAGGTGGTGGAGATGGTCAAGTAATGGATCCTTGTAAAGGACCCAACCCACCAGCTTATTGTAATGTAGGTAATGATGATGGCGATGATGACACAACACCTAAAAGAAATCTTAGGTGGCCTTGCTCCAAGATTCGCGGGCTCTATATTTGATTTCACAGGTCTTGCAGATGGTGGACGTGCAGGAAAGATGGACGGTGGTATGATGGAAGATACTCCTGAAGGAGGAATCATGGACCTTGAATCAGGAAGACAGATGTATTTCTTAGGTAAGTTAGTTAAGAAAGCAACAAGAGCTGTTAAGAAAGTTGCTAAGTCTCCATTAGGTAAAGCTGCATTGATGTATGGTTTAGGTTCTATAGGTGGATCTTATGGATTAACAGGAAAACTTTTAGTAAAGGTATGCTTAATCCAATGAATATGAAAGCCGGTTTGTTTGGAGCAAATAGTTTGATGATGAATAAATTAGGAATGGGTGAAATGGCTGCTAAAAAAGGATTGTTTGGTAAACTTGGTTTAACTGAAGGTTATGGAGGACTAATGCCAACATTAAAAGGCGGTATAACTTTAGGTTTAGGTGTTCCAGCATTAATGGATTTATTTGGTAAAAAAGAAGAAGAAGATAATGGTTTAGATGATTATTATAAATCACAAGGTATTGACATAGCTGACATAAGATTAAACCCTTATAAATTTATGGCATCAAGAATGGCAGGGAGCCAGTTTGCTGCTGATGGTGGTAGAATAGGTTATCAAGAAGGTGGAGATGCAGAACCGGTAGCCAAGAAGACTATGCCATTATTAGATATGGACGGCATGGAAAAAGATTACAGAGAAGACGGTGGGTTCGTGCCTATTGGTCGAATGGAAAGAGCTGACGATGTGCCTGCTAGACTATCTAAGAATGAGTTTGTGTTTACTGCAGATGCTGTTAGAAATGCAGGTGAAGGAGATATAGACAAGGGCGCAGAAGTCATGTATAACATGATGAAAAACCTCGAATCCGGAGGTGAAGTATCTGAAGAATCGCAAGGATTAGATGGCGCTAGAGAAATGTTTAAAACATCACAACGATTAGAGGAAGTATTATAATGGCGACAGAAACCACAATATCGCGACCAGCACCCTTTGTAGAAGATATAGGAAAAGATTTAGCCAAACAGGCCGTTGCCTTTACAGGTGTACCTGTTGTATCAGGTGGTGTTGGAAGTCTATCAAACAATGACAGGTGAGACAGCATGCAGGATTTAAATCAAGACAAGATGCTGCAAGAGCATTTGACGTAAGACAACAAAATTTAGCAGGACTTGCACCAAAAGTTGCAGGTCAAGATCAACTACAAAGAGATGCACAAACCTTAGCACAACAAGGTGTTGGAGCATATCAACCTTTTTTAAATAGAGCACAGCACAAGCACTAGCAGGTTTAGGAGCTATGTCTCTTGGACAATTAGGTGGAGTTGGAACAGGAGCACAATTTTCAACAAGACGTATCTCAGTTTATGTCACCATATCAATCACAAGTTATGGATGCATCACTTGCAGAGTTTGATAGAAATGCACAAATGCAACAACAACAAATTAGCAGATCAAGCAGTAGCATCAGGAGCTTTCGGTGGTGGACGTGAAGGTGTTATGCAAGCAGAGTATCAAGCAGGTTCAGATAGAAACAGAGCAGCAATTACAAGCAGGATTATTACAACAAGGTTTTGGTCAAGCACAACAAGACAACAAGACATTGCAAATAGATTTGGTTTATCAAAAGCAACTCAAGGTTTAGGATCTTCCAATCAGGATTAGCTGGTCACCTGGACAAGGTTACAAGGAATGCAAGGAACAGATATTTCACGTTTAGGTTCATTGGGCGCATTGAATCAAGCGCAAACACAAGCGGGATATGATGCACACTAGAGAAGCAAACAGAATGGCTGCATATCAACCACAAGAACAATTACAAAACTACGGTAACCTTGTTACAGGTATCATGGGTGGAATGGCAGGATCAGGAACACAAACATCACAAGTACCAGATCCAGGGTTCTTACAAACTGCATTAGGTGCAGCGGCTACTGGAGCAGGGATATACGGCGCATTGAAACCATAATTAATATGAATAGAACATTAAAAAGACCGATGTTTAGAATGGGTGGTTCTACTGGAACTGGTATTACATCTGGATTAGATGTACCAAGAAAAGGGTACAAAGAAGATGGTAGAGTTTTACCATACAACATGGCAGACTTAGTAAAACAAAGTCAAGAACAAGCTATGGACCCAGCTGTACGTGAAGCTTATCAACCATATTTTGAAAGACCTAAAGGTGAGGGTTTTAATAGATTTTTAATGAATACAGGTTTAAATTTAATGTCTGCTACACCGAGAGGTAGTGGATTTAGTGGTTTACTATCTACAGCAGCTGGTGCAGCAAAAGAACCGACTGCAAAATTATTTGAAGATATAGACACACAAAGATTAAGTAAAAAAGCTGCAGAAGCTGATCTATTTAAAACATTATTAGAAGGTAATATTAGTATTGCAGAATCTGCTGCAGAAGGAACGGGTGAGGCAGACTGCTAAAAGAGGTGTTAAGTTACAAATAGCTGATGACATTGAAACAACTTTGGATTTAGTTTTAAAATTAAAAAATAAAAAAAGTAAAACACCAGATCTATTTACCGAGGATGATGCTAATCTTTTAAACAAGAAAGAATTAAGATTAACACAACTAACTAAAAATGATGAAGTAAGAGCATCTTTATTACAAAATGAAGATTACAGAAATAGAATTTTAAGAAAAATAAAAACTAATCTTATTGATAAAAAAGATGCAGGTGGAGCATTAGTATATCCTGGTGGAGATGATGACACTAGATTATTAGAAGACATGCAACGTTACTATTTAGAGTTTTTTCAAACAGGTAAATTTCCAGAAGAATATGCTGAAGGTGGTAGAGCTGGTTATCAAATGGGTGGTGGAGCAGACATGGCTCAAGCGCCAATGTCAATGCCTCAAGAACCAATGAGCATGGACCAAGAACCTAAAATAGATTTTAATACACTAAGAGCTAGATTACCACAAGAAATAGGAGACGATGTTGTAAGATTAATCGCTGCTAGTCCTGAAGCTTTAGAAGATTTTGCAACAATTGCTACTCAACAAGACGTTGATTTATTTAATCAAAAATATAGTGTGAATTTAGTATTACCGCAGGAGGCATAAAATGGCCGAAACTGCTCTAGAGAGATATAAAAAAGATCAGGAACAACAAGAGGAAAAGAAAACTCCTCCTGGTCAAGTAAGAGAACTTAGTGAAGCACAAGACTCTTTTTTAAAAGCATTAGAAAGTATAACAGAACCTACACCACCGGTTAAGTATCTAAAACCATTTAATCCTTTTCAAAAAGAAGATAAAAGTTTAGCAAGATTTATTCTTTCTGGATCACCTAATTTGAAAATTACTTTTAGATTAAGTACGATGTCTAAAAAATATGACAAACCTGTGGATTCAATGCAGTTATTAAAAGACGGTGAAGAAAAAGATTATATATCTATTCTAGATGAAATAAGAAAAGGAGTAGACTCCGGTAGTTATGACTTAATGTCTGGAGTAGGAACAACTTTATTTAGCGGTTTAGACTATGCATTTGATTCAGACTTTTTAGGAAAGTTTGACGAGATGATGAAAGACAAAGAACCAGATAGACCTGAAACATGGAGAGGTGACTTGGTTGGTTTAATGACTCAGTTTGCAATACCAGGTGGTATTATACAAAAAGTATTAAGAAGAACTAAAACAGTTGGTCAAATTAAAAAAATAATTAATGGTATTAAAGGTGGTAATAAAAGAAAAGTTAGTAAGATTGTTGCAAGAGCTGCTGAAGGTATGACTGTTGTAGCTGCAACAGATTTTTTAGCATCGGAACAAGGAAGAAGCACACCTTACTTTGAACCAGAATCTACAAAAGGATTAAAAGGTAAAGAAAGAGCAGCAGTTGAATTTAGAAATAGAATTAAATACGGACAAGAAGGTGCCATTATTGGTGCAGGTTTTCCTTTAATTGGTAAAAGTTTACAGTTAGGTTATAAATATGGTCTTGCACCATTTGTAAAAACAACTGCAAGGTTAGGTGCTAAAGGTATAAACACTGCAGTGTTTAGACCTATTAGTTATCTTGGATCAAGAGAAGCTGTTAAACCTGTTGTAGCAGGTACTGCTAAAACAATTAGAAACGCTACTAACTTTGTATTAACAAAAGCCATAGCTCCTACAATTGTATCTACATTTTCAGGAAAAATAGTAAAACAGTTACCAAAGTTTGAAGATTGGAGACTATACTCTGTAACAAACCCAGCAAAAGAAAAAAGAGTTATTAAACGTTTAGATAATATCTTATCTTATTTTAGATCTTTTGGTAAAGCACCTAAAGATATTGAAGGTATATCAGAAAAAGCAATGCTTTTTATAAAAGGTAGAGCAAGAAAATTAGATAGAACTATGGAAGGTATTGAAAAAAGATCCTACGAGTTAGCCAAAAAATTTGAAAACAACTATAACAGTGCAACTACTTCTCCTGCATTACAAAAACATTATCTTGATCAAGTAGAAGAATTTTTAAGAGGACAACTTAAAAGAGAGGATCTTCCAAAAGAATTAGTAAAGTTAGCGGATGATTTAAAACTTGAAATAAAAAACACAATGAAAGAGTTTAAAAAAGCTTTACCGAGAGGTAAAGATGGAGATGCTATTACAAAAAATTTAGAGGGCATAGAGATAAATAGAATAAAAGATTACATGTTAAGATCTTTTTCAACATTTACTAATCCAAACTATGCACCAGATGAAAAGATATATAATACGGCAGTAGATTGGGTTGCTAAAAATGTAGTAGGAAGAAATAAAGATTTAAAACTAAGAGCAAAGGCCGACTTTCCAAAACTTGATATAAATCAAGCTTACAAAGAATCTGCGCAAATGATGGTTGAAGCTGTTCTTAGAGCTGGAAAAGCAGAAGGCAGAAGTCCGTTGCAATCTTTAAAAGAAATTGGAAAGTTAGTTCGATTTAAAGATTATAAGTTTTTGAAAACTGGAGAAGAGTTACCTAACGCAATTAAAAATTTACTAGGTCCTGAAAAAAATTTAAAGGCGTCTGTAGGTGGTACGACAGCTGAAATGATATCTGCTATGGCAAATAAAAAAGCAGCTGATTTTATCGGAGAGTCGGGTTTAAAAAATGGATGGTTGTTTAGATCTGCAGAAGAAGCAATCAACAAAGGTGTTTTAACCCCACAACTTATTTCTAAAATGCCTAGACTTGGACCACACATGAAATCTGATTTACTAAAATATTATGCAGATCCGGATTATGTTCAAATGTTTCAAGGTGTTGGTGGAGTGTTAGATAACTTAATTAATGTTCCTATCTACAGAGAAATTATGCAAGGTAAAGTATTGGTTCAAGTTGGTAAAACTTTATACTCACCACAAACACAAGTTAGAAATGTATCATCAGCTGCATTTTTTGCATTGATGAATGGTCACATTGGTGGTCAAGCAAGTGTTACGAACGCAATGAAGATAGTATTAGATGATATATTTAAAGCAGGACAAAAGAATATCGATGAAGTTTCATTTAACAATTACGTAGAAAAATTAGTTCGTTTAGGTGTTTGGGATGAAAACGTTGTGGCATCTGAATTAAAAGCAATCATGAATCAGATTAAAAATCAAGAAATAAGAACGTCGGATAAGTTGTTTGATAAGTTAATTAAAATGGCACCCACTGATAAAGTTGCAAGATTATATGCTGGTGGTGATAACTTATGGAAACACTTTGGTTATGAATATTCAAGATCACAGATAAATAGTGCTCTTAAAAATATTGATGATGTTAAAAAATGGTACAGAGAAATGGGAGAAGAGTTTCTAGAAACAAATCCTTTAACTGGAGTGATTAAAACTTTTGATGATCATGTAGATGATATTTCTGCATACTTAATTAGAAACACATACCCTACATATTCTAAAGTGCCGCCAGCAATACAAGAATTAAGAAAATTACCATTAGGTGCTTTTATATCTTTCCCTGCAGAAATACTTAGAACAGGTGCAAATATTGTGTCTATAGGTTTAAAAGAAACATCAAGTAGTAATCCAGCTATAAGACAGATAGGTCTTAGAAGATTAACTGGTGCATTTATGACAAGTTACGCAACAGGAACAGGTTTAGTAGAACTTGCACAGTTTTTAACTAACTCAACAGATGCACAGTGGGATGCTTACAAGCGTTCTTCAGCTGCACCATGGGACAGAAACTCTAATTTGCTTCCTGTAACAGGATGGAAAGATGGTGAATCAGCAGCAATTAATTTTTCATACTTTTCACCTTATGATAGTTTGTGGGCACCTTTTGAATCTGCAATTAACCAAGCTAATAAACAAAAATTAAATCCTCAAGAAACAGACGATTATGTAATGAGTATTATGTTTGCAGAAGATGGACCGGTAATGACTTTCTTATCTCCATTTATAACTGAGCCTTTAGGTTATGATAGGGTTTTAGATGTTACTGTAAGAAATGGTAAAAAAGATCAAGGGGGTACGGTCTACTCTGCATCAGATAGTATTGGAGATAAATTTGCAAAATCATTTGCTTATATATTAGATGGAGTAAAACCAGGTGTCTTCACTAGTGCAGAAAAAATTGAAGGAGCAATAGGAAAAGATTTAACAAGAGGTGGTAAACCTTTAAATTTAAAAGATGAATTGTTAGCATTACTTGCTGGTACTAGAATTATTAGAATAGATACTAAAAAAGATTTAAGATATTTTGCATCAGACATGAACAGACTTCTAAGAGCTGTTGATGAAAATGAAAATTTTTATAATGTAGATAATTACAAAGAAAATACACCAATGACTCAAGTTAAAACTTATGAAAAAATGCAAGAAGAAGCTTTTAGAATACAAAAAGATATGTTTATTAGAATTCAAGATTTAAAACTTTTAGATTTAAGTGAAGATGATATAGATAATATTCTAAAAAAATCTGGTGTTAGTAGAAAACTAAGAAGTAATTTATTAGATGGTGTTTTTACACCAACCAATTATTCAAAAGCAAGATTTCAAACAAAAGTTGATACTATAGATCAACAACTTAGAAAAGATAACAAAGAAGATATTAAATATAAATTTAGATTAAATGAAGATTATGTATTTCCAATAGATGAATTAGATACATTGAAAGATTCTTATTTTGATAAAAGATTTTTTGAAAGAGGTAACGAATATGATCCTGAAAAATTTGATTACAAATTAGATAAAAAAGGAAATATGATTTTAGATGAAGAAGGTAATCCTATAAGAGACGAGGGTTTAATTAAAAAAGGTTTAAGATTTATACCAGAAGTAGGAAAAAAATTATTTGATAAATATGTTAATCCACTGACAGTACAAGCACCACCATTGCCAAATATGCCACAGCCAGTAGTTAAAACAGCAAGTGTAGTAAATCCAAATACCAACTTGACACGTACACAAGAAGCTTTATTATCACCCGAAGAGCAAGTAATTGCT